TGGTAGTGGTAGTGGCAGAAAGAGTTGGGTTCTTCATTTCTGGGCCGTAGGTTCCCCACCAAAAACCTCCGTCAATTGCAGAAAGAACTACTTTGTACGAAGCTACGTCAGAGGTTGGAGTTGTGCTAATTGTTCTGGTTGTCCAGTCGTGCCAGCCTTGAGGTGAGTTAAAGATTGCGTAGCCATTTTGCTGTCCCTGTACGTTGTAGGTGAATAGTTCAATCTTGTAGGTGTCTTGAATTCCTCTGTTTGCATCCATGTTCTTAACATCAACGGATAGCGTAAACGGTTCGTTTGCTGGAGAATTTACTTGTCCTGTTGAAGTAACTCCCTGCATCATGTAAGAGAACTTAACAACGCCTTGGTTGATAGTTGGCTGTGAGCCTTGAGCACCTGTCCCAGCACCAGACCAAGTCGTGTGGTCTAGGGGTGGAAGAATGTTTTCGCTTTGCTGAGTAGTTGTGGTTACTTCCACAACAATTATGGTTTCTGGAAATACTCTTATGTGTTCTTTTTGGTAGGTAGGTGCTGTCCACGTTGGATCTGGGATGAGCTCTGTGTCGTACTTGTTTTGAGCTTCGTTTAAAGTTTGCTGCGTTTGGTTGAGAGTGTTCTGGGCAGCTGACTTATTAGCTGAAGCTGTGTTGTAGACGTCCAGGGCTTTAGAAGCGTCAGAAGTGGCTGTTTGTAGGGCTGATTCTGCTTTAGAAAGGGCCGAGGATGCTTCTGTAAAGGTTGAGAGATCTTGGTCGTGTTTGGCCTTGGCTGTGTTGTATTTGGTCAAAGCGGCCGATTCTGTGGCTATGGCGACGTCCAGGGTAGCAATAGCGGAAGAAAGGGTGTCTTTAGCTAATTGTAGGGATACTAGGCTGTCTTTTAGACGTTGGATCTTGGTTTCTAGGGACTGGATCTTGGTCTCTAGGATTTGGACTTTCTGGGCTATTTCGGCTGAAAAAGATGGGTCTAGAGGGGTAGAAGATTTTAGCGTTTTGAGTTGTGCTTTGTAGGAATTAAGAGTAGACTCAAGAGTACTGATTTCCTGATTGGAGGGTAACGATGCAATTGACCGTAAACTTAGATAGTTTTTGGGTTGGGTTTGTAGCTGGATGGGTTTCTGTATTTGTCCTTGCTGCTGTATTGGCAGTCCTAAAGCGGAAGAAGTAGTAACCGCTTGGGCTATACAAACCGGATAGCCGATAAAGAGGGCCGTTGCAATAAGCAACGGTCCTTTTTTCAATAATGACTTCGAGCGCTCTCCCTCGCCCTTTACTGGGCGGAGTCTCATTTAAGTACTTTCTATGATTTAGTTGTTAAACTTTTGGATGGTTCCAGACTTTATCACGAACGTCCATCACTAAGCGAGCTACATTATCTGCTAAACCCTCAACCGCTAATAACAAGTCTGCGCGTTGATCAGGGTCAGGAGTTATTTCGTATTCTTCTTTGATCTGGTCGATCACGATTGAGCACAAAGCGATCTTATCTAGGATTGCTTCGGGTTCAAAATTCTCTGACATGAGTCTATTTTATACTCAAAAATGAAGTGGGATTATTGGACATCTTTTATATAAATTTGTATAAAAGAAGAGGGTTTTGAAAAAGACGTAGTGTATAATTTCAACTTTAATCCTACTGCTGTATATTTAGGGAAAAGCAAAAAGCTGTACAAGATCGAGAAATCTGCTACAAAGAGATACTAGTAAAAAATTTGAAAATAGTTTTAAAAAAGTTGCTATACATAGTCATGTAACCATGTAATACAACTATAGTTTTACTACGCGTATAGAGTTCAATTCTGCGTTAACTGAAACTATAGTTGACTTACATGGTTACATGGGTTTGATTATGTTTTTCATGTGTTTTTCATGGTGTTTCATGAGATACATGGATCGACTTGTGTTAGGATGAAGTTGTCAAATTTTTAAGAAGGAGTTTTTATGACAGAAAAAGATCCATTTTCGTACGTAGATTTTACGTTTGAAGAAGTAGAAGAAGCTGAGAAAAATTTAGTTCCAGGTAGAGATCGAGATGGCAGAATCTGTGTTTGTGGACATCCGATAACCAGACATACTTTAGTTGCCGGATTGGTATTTTGTAAACCAACCAGGATGGAATGTCCATGCAAAGAGCAACGAGTTGTTCTGAGAACTTCAGACACAAGATCTTTCTTGAGAAAAACCGAAGGTCAAGGACCTTTACACGCTTTAGGCCGAGGACTGAAGAAGGCCATTGCTGATGGCAGAGAAGTCGAGTGGCTGATTGATATGAAGTGTGATCGATGTGGAGTTGGTGGGCCAATTGCTCCAGTGGCAGTTAGCCAGCGGGGGGTTGCAATGGAAGAGCCGACAGGTTACGATAAGCTTCTGTGCAAACAATGTAGATCGGAAATCTAATGAAAACCTTTTTCAATATCTTTTTCGTTTGGCCAATCAAAATCGTGCTTTTCCTAATGATTGTAGGGGCCGTGTTGATGTTCGCCTTTATCTTGTTTTATAAGCTAGGATCAATTGGTAAAGATGTCCGGGCTGTAAAAGAAAGAATGTTCAATGTCTGACGAAAGAAAATATGTGACCGTGGAGTATGCTCCAGAAAAGTCACTAAACTTGAGCCACCTAGATAGCATTTCAGTTCTAGCCGCAATCGCTCTAGAAAAGGCAGATGAAAGTAAGAAGCTTGTTGATACATACGAGCTGTTCTACTATCTGCTTGTAAATCCAGAAGATGTGGCAGTACTATCAAATCTAACGGTTCCACAATTTCAATCACTAGTTGAAGGATGGTTAAGTGTCTGCAAGCCAGAAGAAGCACTATAACGTTTTAATTGCTACTCCAGGTAGTTCACTAAACCCTGAGTATGTGCGAAGTCTGCTAGATACGATCAATTGGTTAACCGAGAACGGATACACATACAAGTGGTTGAATAAGTATTCTTCGTTCATTCCAAGTGCAAGAGAAATTACCGCACTTGACCAATGGGAAAACGATTGGGTCACCAGAGAAGTTGGTGCAGGTAAATATACTTACGACAAGATCTTTTGGATTGATTCAGATATCTCATGGGATATTGCTGAGTTTGAGAAGCTGCTCAAATCAGATTTAGATATTGTTGGCGGATTGTACAGAACAGATCCAATGGGTACATTAGCCTGTGCATTTTTTGATGACAAGGGTAGACCGACTCTAACCAACGAGCTGTCGTTCTTTATGAAGGATGATCCAGTAGAAGTGTTCGGTCTAGGGTTTGGATTTATTGCCATTAAGTCCGGTGTTTTCGAGAAGTGCGACAGACCATGGTTCAGGATTCAAGGAGTTAAGTGGGATCAACTTGACTTTGAGTGCAATGTAGGAGAAGATTATTCTTGGTGCATGAATGCCAGGAGAAACGGATTTACTGTTTGGGCCGACCCAACGGTAAAAGTCAAGCACCACAAAGAGACTATTTATGTAGTTAGGTAGCTGTGGCAAAAGAAAAGGAAACAGACACAACTCGAGTATGTGGGTATTGCTATACCAACACGCACGAATTGTGTAGACCAGAAATTAAGTGGTACGACAGTGTGTGGTACTGCTATTGCAAAACTTGTAATAAACAAGAGAAAGAAAAAGGTAATGAAAAATCTATTCAATCAAATCAAGAAGGCGTTCTCGAAGGAGAACCAAGTAACAATTCTGAGCCCGGAACAGGTGAAGGATCTGATTCAGAAAACGGACTTCTCAACTCTGAAGGAGACCACCAAGAAGGTGGAACTACCGAAGGTTCAGAAGGCAACTCCGAAAAAGAAGCCAGCAACCTCAACAGCGAAGAAGCCAGTAGCTAAGAAGCCAACTGCTCCAACCGCTAAGAAGCCAGCTCCTAAGAAGCCAGCTCCTAAGAAGAACAGCAAGTAGTCATGAAGAAGTTCTTTCGTAAGATCTTTGGACGCAACTGGGCTGAACGCAGGAGAAGAAAAAATGTAGATGCTGCTTGGGCAGAACTAGATAAAGCACTTGCTAGATTTGAAGCCCAAAAGATTCAATCCCTTCTCGATAAACCGGCCAGGGATGCAAAGGGTAGGTGGATTTTTCTTGATGCAGAAAAACCAGACAGCGGATGCTGTGGTGGGGGTAATTGTAAATGCAAGAAGAAGTAAAACTAGTTAACTCAAAAACTGCTGCTTACTACTCAAATGTTTCAATCAGCATGATTGGATACATGATCCGGCGAGGATACGTAAAACGTCATCCAATTAAACCGGGTTCTCGCTACTATCACGTCGATCTAAATGAAGTTCTACGAGAATTAGCAAAAGGTGTTGAACGGAAGTCCAAGCTATACAACCTCAATTGGGATAAACAACCGAGAGATAAAAACGGTAACTTTATCAAGTTAGATGGACCGCCTCCGATCAATTTTAAATAACGGCCAGCCCCTGTAAGATCCTTGATTTTATGGGGGCTTTTCCGTTGTTTGTAAACGGAAGGTGCGCGTCACCCTCAACTCACCCAAAAAACTTTTCCACCATACTAGTACCGTCACCGAAAATGCAAATTGGTGACGTCGGGAAGAGACCCCTTACCGCGTAGCACCTTACGCAAAAATCGGCTGGTCGCACCATGTCTCTCCCCGCGGTGCGGCCAGTCTTAGAACGGACGTCCATATGACAGACCCAACAAACGTCGACCCCGGCGAGGATAGCGGCGAGGATACGAACCCATTTTCCGCCCCCGAAATAGAGAAGCCCGACGTTCGTATTGATGAACCGATTAACCTACGTCCAGATCTGTCCCTGCTAGGTATCCAAGAGTCTGACCGTGGTGTTTGTGAAGATACGTATGAGAACCGTGCCATCTTACGTCGATCGAAACTAAACTGGGCTCCTGTCTACGCCACTAACGGAGTCCCAACCGGATTGATCCAAGCCATCAGCTCCGAGATGTTAACCGAACGTCGAGTGTTGAGCCTTGCAGAAAAGAAACCACTTTTAACGGACCCATCAAATAAGAACTCCGACTACCTCATCGGATACGATCTCATCGCAGAAGAATCAACCGACTACCTCGTACCGCCTTGGGTCATCGGTGCTACCAGATCCTGGATCAAAGAACAAACGGAACCCGTTAAAAGTTCTAAACGTAAGCCAGCCGCCCTCCCTCACAGATGCAACGCAATCAAAGACGACGGGATCCGCTGCCAACTTTGGTCTTCTGGACGTCTGACTGATGACGGCCTGTGTCGGATCCACCTAGGAAGTTTGAAGAGACGTCCGGGAGATGACATCGAACGAGCTCGTGCAAAGTTAACCCAGGCAGCTCCCTACGCCGTCGACGTTCTCGAAGACATGATGTCGAACGCAGAATCTGAGCCGGTAAAATTAAAAGCCGCCACTGAGATTCTGGATCGCGCAGGCGTGCGTGGTGGTGTAGAGTTAGATGCGAACGTTAACCTAGACGTACGTCCAGCTGCTAGTATCATTGCTGAACGTCTGAACCGGCTAGCCGTCAACGCCATGTCAAACGCGGCCAGCCTTGCAGCAACGGGTGTCACTGTAGAGGTTGAAACGGACGTTCGAGATGATATAGTAGATGCAGAGATCGTAGAAAGCGAAGAGAATGACAACAATACAAACGAGGTCAAGGAGTGACCGTGGAACAAATTTTAGAAGCGGCCAGGGAACATGCCCAACGTCTGGAAGAAGACATTCGCCAGGCAGCAAACCGCGTCGATCACATACGCATGACGACTCGAGCCAACGAAGCTCAGCACCTGGTGAGCTACCTGGAGAAACTTTTAACGGAGCAGTAAATGTTTAGCCGGCGAGGAAGATCTGGATCTGGATCTGGATCTAACGGACGTCGTGAAAAGTTACGTGCATTCCTGGAGGAGGCGGCGAGCCATCTGGGTTATAGAAGCCAAGCTGGACGTGTATCGTACTACGGCGAGCGTAGCGGGTATAGCGGCCAGCCTTGGTCTGGATCGTTTATTGATTACGTAGCGAAGGTAACCGACGTCGATATTCCCAGTTGCGTGTATACCCCAGCTGCTGCAGCAAACTTTTTACGAACGGGTCGACTTTACGTGAATCCCAAACCAGGAGACGTCGTCTTCTTTAACTTCTCAACGGGTGCCCATTTCGAGATGCCACATGTGGGGATCGTCACAGACGTGACGGGTGTAACTTTTAACGGAAGCTTTAAAACGATCGAAGCTAACGTTGACACTGGACTGCTGAAGGGACCTCAGGACCGTAACGGAATCTTTGAACGCACCAGGTACCTGACGGATGTGCTGGGCTTTGGACGTCCAGACTTTTCACGAAACCGGTTGAAAGATCCGGAGGGGGAGATCCGGCAGCCTCCGGTAAACTTATCACGAGTTCTTTCGTTAAAACCTTGCCGGGACGTCGAGCTCATCCAGCTGGCCTTGGCTCAAGAAGTCGGACTCCGGAATGCGAAGAGAGGAACTTACGACGCTCAGACGCGTAGCGCCTTCGCAAACTTCCAACGAAAGATTGGTTATGTTGGAGACGATGCAACTGGTCTCCCCGATCAAAACAGCTTGCTAGCACTTTCTGCGAAAACAAAACTTTTTTCTGTTTTGACTTGACAAACCTGTAGGGCCGGAGTTATTATTCAACTACACCTAAGTTAGGAGAATTATGATTCAGCCCAAAGACGAGTACGTCTGCGACAACTGTCATGAAATGACTGCCAGTTATGGAGCACCAGGGATCGATGGCACCACCATCTGGATTTGCGAACCTTGCAAAGAAGAGGGCACTTATGATAACGTCGAGTTTGAAGGAGACAACGAATGACAAATTACGATTACGATTACACGCTCGACCCTGACAATCGACTCACATACGTCGACGTCATGATTACAGAGTATGAAGACCCCGCCCACCCAATGTATGAAGAGCATGAAATTCTAGTTGCCATTGGAGATGGCATCGCAGTGTTTGATGAGAACTTTGACGTTGACCACAGGATTGGTTTCTACTTTGACAACCAGGAGCAGTACGAGCTGGCAAAAACAACCATCCTCGAGTATGTAGGATTCAAGGTTCTACGTGAGATCGATGAGGAGGACGACTAATGCAATCAGCACTCACCATTGCACAGCGTGGTATGAAAGCACATAAAGAGATTATGATTCGAAAGCGGCCTGAAGCACGGCCAGTCGAATATGTGCTTGAAGTCTACAAACGGGACTCCCACTACAAATCGATCTACATGGGACTGGGATTCTCATCACTGTCTTCGTCAGAAGTTGAAGCACTGCTTTACGAGATCGGGATCATCTTTGATGAGAAGACTATTTTCACCCAATCCGCGGGAAGGTTTTACGGTCGGATTAAACATAACGGCGAGCTAGCAGAGCTTGCACAATTCACGAAACGCTGTGCAAGGTTGTAAGTTGACTTTGACGGCGAGGCATGTTAGGATGAGCTCATGAATGACACCACTTTTAACGAAATCACTTTTGACGTCTGGATGAAGATCGGCCTGCGTGAAGGTTGGGTAGGACCACCGGTATGTGTACCGCATGACGGCCTGCCAACGTCAGCTCAGGAAGACGAAGCCTACGATAACGGCGAGGACCCTTGTTATCACGTTGTACGTATGTACGAGGATGAGTCTATGAAACGGGACGTCGAGGAGAACCATTCACCGTCTGTCTGGCGAGCGGATCAGTACCGTGAAGAGGATGGTAGCTTCTAACAAACTACGTTAGAAGTTACGCGCTGCAGTGTACGGCGAGCATCGAGCGGCGAGTGTATAGCACACGTCCAAATAGCCTAACCGCTGGGTGTATTAGTATCTTATTGGAGGTACTAAATGCAACAAGTAGAGCTGCACATTATTAACGATGAAACCGATGCTAACCTAGCAGAGGATACCGGACTGGTCATATTCAGATCCGATGAGTTCTGTGAGAACTGTAAAGAAGCCGTAGCTTATCACGAGGAAGACTTCATACCGTGTGTCCTGGTGTTGGGAGACGTAGACGGGGAGGACCTCGAGTACTTCATATGTAGCGACTGTGCGCTGCCCGTGATAGATCCAGGAAACTTTTAACGAAGAAATAACAGCTGAGCTGATGAGCTCAGATCCGGATCGCCTTCATAACTTTTAACGAGCTGGTGAGAAGTTTCCGGCCGCCAGGAGATCCTCTTGACTTCCGATGCCTGCAACAGTAAACTGGCTCTATGAAGAAATATAAGTATCGCGTTTACTGGGACGTCACTATTGATGGGGTAGCAACAAACATTGAGTTGGATGGACTCTACGAATCAGAGAGTGCAGACCCTGACGAAGTCATGATTGAGATTGATGCAGACCCAGATCTCATTGGAGACGATTTCATTGGGTACCCTAAGGACGACGAAGAGCACGAAGTGGTTTGGGAAGGATTCCCAATCGTAATCCCGGTGGAAGACTAGTTATCTTCGCTCGTCATTCTGTCGATTAGCCTGGGGGATCGCTCAACGAACCCACTGTTGACTGGGGCATCAGTAAAGTCTGCTGCATTCAATAGACGACCTAGTCGAAGCTCAAGGCAACCAATACAAATCATTCCCCTTGTTTCGGCCTTGGAGATTACTGAATCCCACACGTGGTCGTGGACCATATAGAACTCGTTCAGATGCAAAGTATTTCCGGAGCAATCCATACAGCTAAAGCCACTGCATTCACCTTGACATCCCGGAAACTCATCAGGACAAGCTTCTTCATATACATAATCACTGCACGCGTAACACATAGTTCTATAGTAGTTCATTTATCGATCTAGGCCAACAGAAGATCCGGAAAAAATATTTGAGAATTATATAAATCTAACTTGACTTCCAACGAAAAATCGCTAAGGTTGATTAGGTAATAACAACTTCCAACTTACAACGAAAGGTTATCCAATGGAAGAAACACAAAGTCAGTTAGTAGGTCAGGCTCTCTATTTAGAGTTCGTATCTACTAATGGAAAAGAAACAGCACAGGTTCTTCTCACTCCATCAGCAATCGTGGATGGTAAGAGAGTTCCTAACACCATGCTTAGGCGAACTGTAAATAATTGGTCGCCAAGAGCGCAATGGCAGATGAACCACATTTCGACAAGTGTGGCTGATACCAAACTTGTCGGAACTAATCACGAGTTCGATACGACACTATCTTCTGATGTAAAACAGCAATTAGCATCAGAAGTTCTCGCCCCGATCCAAACTCAACTTGCTTACATGATTGAGAGAGATTGGAAGATTAGAGATGGCAAAGTTATCACTCTCGAAGTATCACTCCAAGATGCTATGGACATTAGCAAATACAACACTCCACAGGGGCTAATTCGTAGAGTTCTTAGAACTCGAAAAGAAGCTGGCTTCCCTGATGAATTATTCGTGGCGTAATTAGAAAAGATAGGACAAATCAAAATGCCAACATACAAAGTATCAACAACAACTATGGAAGATTTATCAAAACTTTCATCACTCGAAGTTGGACTTCCAACTGCTCTACTCGCTTATGCCAAACAGCAAGTATCATTATCAAGTGAAACAAAAGCGGTTCTCGATAAGTGGTCTAACAAATCAAGTTCTCTCACCAAGAGAAGTGCTACCCCTAAAACTCCAAAGAAAGTTCGTGTCGTGGATGCCCCTATGGTAGATGGATTAGAAAAGTATGAAAGACCTAATGGTGATTTCTACTACTCTCGTCAATGGTCAGGTATGCCTGATGTCGAAGTGCTACGACTTGGTAGAAAACTTGGACACTATGCGTTGCTCTATGGAAGCCCGGGTTGCGGAAAGACAGCATTGGTCGAAGCAAGTTTCGGGGATGAACTTTATACAATTCTCGGTTCAGGCGATACTGAACTTTCGGATTTCATTGGTGGCTATGTCCAAACTCCAAGTGGCGATTTCGAGTGGGTGGATGGTGCGTTAGTAAAATCTGCCGAGCAAGGGAAAGTTCTTCTCATTGACGAGATTGGACTAATCGATCCAAAAGTTCTATCTGCTCTCTATGGGTTGATGGATGGTCGTAAAGAAATCACCATCACTCAAAATCCCGAAAGGGGAACTGTAAAGGCGAAAGATGGGTTCTATGTCGTTGGTGCTACCAACCCTAATGCTCCCGGAGTTCGTCTTTCAGAAGCCTTGTTATCTCGTTGCTTGCTACAAGTCGAAATGACTACTGATTGGGAACTTGCTAAAAAGTTGGGCGTTCCACGCTTGGCAATTACAGCAAGTCAAAATCTCGCCAAGAAACAACTTTCAGGTGAAACTTCTTGGTCGCCACAATTCCGAGAGTTGCTTGCGTTCCGAGAGATTGAGAAGTCTTATGGAACTGATTGGGCAATCGCCAACTTGCTCGCTTGCTCGCCTGAAATGGACAGACCAATCGTGGCTGATGTCTTTACCCGAGTGTTCGGAAAAGATTGTCGCCCTGCCAAAATCTAGGTTGTCCTATCCCTAGAAAACCAAGTCGGCAATCGAGCTAGTGAAAATTAGCTCGGTTGTCGATCTGGTGGACTTGCGGAAACTTAGAACTATCTATAAACTTCTAGTAGCCTAACGAAAGGAAAAATCATGGCTCACTTCTCAAATGAAGAAATCAAAACAACCACTCCGAAAGAGTGGCTCAAAGTAGGTGCTGACTTAGGACAGTTGGTAAATGAGTGGTCGGATAGAAACGACCTAGTTATTCTCGTTGCCGATACTGAACAACCTAATCCTGCTCGATACAACCCTAATACTTCGGAAGTCGAAGTATGTATTCCAAAATCTTTCGGTTATGGAACTACCCCTGAAAATCTTGGCGACATCAGAAGTAGAGATGTCCAATACGATAACGCTAGGGGGTTCGGAACTCTCTATCACGAAAGTTGCCACGCCAAGTTCTCTCTCTACTCACTCGAAGATGCGAGCAAGGTTCTCAATGAAAACGAGTTCGGTGCGCTACACCTGCTCGAAGAAACGAGAATTGAGAAGTGGGGAGTTATTGCTCAACCAAATAAGAAAGCGTTTCTGCGAGTTTCTGTTCTCGAAGTCGTGCTTGCCGAACTTGATAAGGCACTCGAAAACATGGGGCTAGTTCGTGCTGGTGCTTACTTGGCTGGTCTAACACTTGCGAGAGTTGATGCTGGCGTTCTCGAACCCGAAGATGTAGTTGCGGTCAATTCAGTTCTGATGGAACTGATTGGTGCTGATGGGTTGGCAGAACTTCGTGAAGTCTGGATCGAGTTTCAGAACCACGCTGACCACGCTAACGCTGAACCACTTTACGAGTTGGCTAGAAGATGGGAAAGTATCGTGAAGAAACTTTCCGAAGATGCTGGACAAGAACCCGATGGTGGATGCCATTATCCAAGTGGCGGTAGTGAAGATGGCGAAGATGGCGAAGATGGCGAAGCTGGAAAAGGTCGTGGCAAAAGTGGCAAGGGCAAAATCAAAAAACTTGTTGATGCTCTAAATGAAGATGCCGACAACACTTCTCTATCTGGTCAAACTGAAATTGACGAGCAACAGTTATCCGAGAATTGGGCGGATGAAGTTAGGTCGAGTGCGAAACAGGCGAAACAAAGAGAAACAAACAAGAAAATCGCCAAGCGTATTCTCGAAAACAAAAAGCGTGATGGTGAACCAAGTGGCAACACTAACTCTCGATTAGTCGAGAGAAGAAAACCAACTTCGTTGGAAAGGTCGTCTGCGGTTCTCGTTGCCAAGTTGCTCGAAAAGGCGAAGTATCGTGAGAGAGATGTTGTCGTTCATAACCAAGTCGTTCCTGCTGGCAAACTTAGAAGTCGTGCCTTAGTTCAGAGCAAGGCTCTAAAATCAAAGGGCATCCACACTCCAATCGAGTTATGGAAAACCAAGACTAGAAAACAAACTGACGAGCCTACGCTGACTATTGGCGTGATGGTGGACATCTCGGGTTCTATGGGTTCTGCCATGAACCCTATGGCAACTACCGCTTGGGTTCTATCCGAAGCGGGTAGGCGAGTTCAGGCGAGAACCGCTATGGTCTATTTCGGTGCTGATGTATTCCCTGCTCTATCTGTCGGACAACACCTAGAAGAAGTCGAAGTGTATTCGGCTAGTGATTGGACAGAGCAATTCGATACTGCGTTCCAAGCGGTAGATGGTATGTCCAACTTACTTTACGGAACAGGGGCGAGATTGCTTGTCGTTGTATCGGATGGAAACTTCACTAACCCTGAAAGTCGTAAAGCGAAAGAGTGGCTAGACGAGTGTAAGCGTAATGGCGTGGCTGTTCTATGGATTGGCTACGACAACTCCGTTGCGGGTGCTAGTTTCATCGTGAAGAATACTGATGCCAAACTGATTTCAGTTTCTAACAATGTTGTCGAAGCAAGTAAGATTATCGGACAAACCGCTTCCGAAGTTCTATCGAAGATGGGCGAGAGAAACTCGTTCTAAACTAACCGCCAAGTTTCCCTACCGGGCACTATCACTTCCTTTCCTTTCGTTTATGAAGTGCCCGGTGGGGAAATTTTTTATCGGCGAGCCTAAGCTTCGAAAACAAAAAGCGGCGAGCCCTAAGCGTGGATCAAATAACCGCGTGCCCTAGGTCAGGGTCAGGGTTAGGTTAGATGTAGAGATCTTTAACCGCTGACGTTGGTGAGAAGCTAACGAGCTAACGGGTCAGTGCCTGTTACCTGGGGACCGGAGATCTGAAAGGGAAGGTAACTTCTAACGGAGTGCTGTAGCTGCAACCGTAGAAAGCTGCAGTGTATCGGTGAGGGGGTAACATCTGACGAAGCTAACCGCTAGCTTGTTAAAAGATATGCCACCAGGAACGGGTGATCCTGGATCAAGCTGAGCTGAGCTTTCCGGAGATCCAGGAACAATCATGAAACCGGTAGGTTCGGGGGGTGGTAAGAACTTCTGACGGACTCGTCAGATGTCTAGGCGGCTTTCCGGAGATCGAAACTTTCCGGAAACAGTATTAGCTTCGATAAACTCCGGTGGATCAGAATTTATAACGATAAATTTATTTATGGGAATTTCGTGAAATGTGTTGCGAAATGTCGTAGGGCTGTGGCATAATCGCTATGTAAGCACTCTACGAAAGGAAACCCTATGTGCGATAACCCGAACCACGACCACGAGAACGATGAATTCACCAACCCTATTGAGTTGGTCAGGAATACTGATGATGGGGCAGAAGTTCTTGCTACCCTAGTTGCTAGTGTTCTGTTTGTGCTAAGCGACCACGCTGGCAAGAAGTTATCAACTCCACCAATGGCTATGCTCGCTGAACTCTGCGTTGAGATTAGCAAGAAAATTGGCAACCCTGATGGCGTGGAACTCGCCAAGTTTGTCCAAATCGCCATTGACGACAACATTGCTGAAATGTGGGAAAAGGTGGAAGAAGATGACGACACTATCACTTGGAACTTCATTGGAAGACCTGACGAGTTCGGGCAGGGGGCGTAATGCTCCCTGCTACACCCGAAGAACTAAAAGAGTTCTGTGAAATCCGGATTGACGAGATGGAAGAACTATCGCTTACTGCTCTTGAAGAAGGCGATGATGATACTGCTAGTTATCTTGAAGGCGCGATGGATGCGTATTCAATTGTTTACTCGATGCTCGGTGGGAAGTTAGAAGAATAGGAGCCGGTGATGGAGCTGAACTGCTTATGTGTGGCCTGCGGAACTCAGTGCGAGATCTGTTTAGAGCGATACCCGGCTGATTGCACTTGTCTATCTGATCAAGACGACGACGGCGAGTAAAAATTTAGCTCGATAAACTTGCGTTGAGATAATAACTTCGCTAAACTCTTACTACGGCTAACGAAAGGAAATCAAATGCCAAACTGGGTTTATTCATCTGTAAAGATTACAGGCAAGGTAGAAGACCTTGAAACCTTTATCAAGAAATCAACACAACCACGACCACAAGAAGACGGCAAGATGAGTGATGAATACTTCTCTTTCTGGAACTTTGTATCACCAAGTCAAGACATCGTAGATAGTGGTGAATACTTTGGTATTCACGGATACGCTGATGGAAAGTCAATGGGGGATACTAGTGGGAACTGGTATAACTGGAATGTTGCCAACTGGGGAACTAAGTGGGATGCGTGTGATGCCTACATCGGCAAGGAAGACATCACAACTGGAAGTATTAGTATCTCTTACAATACGGCGTGGAGTATCCCCGAGCCTGTAATGAGTGCGATGGTTGAGCAACACCCCGAACTACGCTTTGAGTTCTGGTGCGAAGAAGAACAGGGGTGGGGTTCTACTTATGTCGGCGAGAACGGCGAGGTAGAAGAAACTCATTCTTGGGACATCCCGAACTCTCACGCTGACTATGTTGCGAAAGACGATGTAGATGGTTGTGTGTGTAGCCACTTTGACGATGAAGAAGAGTGGTATGAAGACTGCCCGAGAGACACCAACGACCCTAACCGAGTTATCGGTGAGAGTGAGATGCGTGCCGACTTTGAGAAGTTTGCTAAACCGACCGATGAATAAACTTTCGGTCTAACCGAATGACGAGAATCCCCCTACACTTCTTCCTTTCCTGTAGGGGGATTTGTCTATCCCGAGATCTTGGCGAGCCGGACCGGAGCTCACCGGAGCTTCGACCAGGCTAACCGTAGCTGCGAAACATGATCCAAACACGCGAAACTTTTTTTGTGAAATGTTGTGAAATGTCTGTGCCGACCATTATACTTTTACTATCCCTAACGAAAGGAAATCCAAATGGGACTAGACATGTATTTATACGCCAGAAAGTATGTTTCAGGCGTGGATTATTCAAGAGAGAACGAGCAGGTTGTAAGAACGCCTGTGCCAGCCTTTACCGAGATTATTGGTGCTGTTGGTTTAGGTTTGGAAGAAGTCTGCCAAGATTTTCCAAGCGTGGAACTACACGCCAAAGTTGGTTATTGGCGTAAAGCAAATCAAATCCATAAGTGGTTTGTTGATAATGTCCAAGAGGGAGTTGATGACTGCGGTAAATACTTTTTTGAAAGAGAGAAGTTAGTTGAACTACTAACTTTGTGCCAGCAAATCAGCGTTGATAAATCACTAGCAGGTGATTTGTTGCCGAGTGAAAGTGGATTTTTCTTTGGCTCTACCGAGTATGACGAGTGGTATTACGAGCAGATTGACGACACTATCGCTATCTTGGAACGGATTTTGAACAACCCGAAGTTTGAAACAAGTGGGCTTCATGGTTGGGATTTTTATTACCAGAGTAGTTGGTGATTTCGGCGAGTGCCGGTGGAGAAATCTGCCGGCACGATCCGGCCAGCTAAGATTACGCGGGCAGATCTTTTGTCGGCGTGTTCTTACAAATGTCATGGGTATTTGGTAGAGTGATACGGTATTCACTAGTGAAAGGACTAGTTATGTTGAAACTAAATAAGAAGTCAAGAAAGTTTTTGCTTGGCGAAGTTGGCGTGCCTAAACGGTTAGTGTTCGCCTTAGCGTTTTACAAGTTATTCCCGAAGTCTAAGCGTGGCGAGTTTTACCGTGTAGTTCTCGCTGGTTTTCTCTACAAGTATTACGAGAGAGTTGGCGAGAAAGAGTTTGATTTACAGATTAGTATGGTTAGACATCCAGCAGGAAAGCGTGGTGCGTAATGGGAAAGAAGAAAGTTATTGACCCTTGCTACTATTGTGGCGAGAGTACTGCGTTTGGCTCCGGTAGATTTGTGAACCGGTTGCCGGTTGAAGACGGTTGGGGTTGCGCCGAGTGTTCGGGATTTGCGTGCGACGAGTGCGACAAGCAGATTTATTTAGACTGCGACGTGCGAGATAAAGAAGGAAATTTTTATCACCAAACATGCTTACCGGTTGGCGAGCATGCTGGATACCCTGATGATGACGAAGGTTGCTGGTGCGACCTACATGAAACGGAGAGTGTTTGATGAGTGAGAAGCTTTATTTTGTTGTTGCTGTGGATCTTGAAACCGGCGAGGTGGAGATCGATGACGATACCGCGGTAGCTAGATTTCATGACGGATTAGTTTGGAGTGACGAGCTCGGGGAGTGGCGAGCTGAGACAGAAGCTGAGTACGAAAGATCCGTTGCGAAACTACGACCTATGCTTGACTAATAACCGATAACCGATACAATAGATACATGCCTAACGAAAGGAAGAATCACATGGCAAGTTATACCGTAACCCTAACAACCGACCAGACTAGTTTTATTACTACCGTTGATTATGATGGCGAGATTGAAGCAGACGACTACCATATCGCGATGCTTGCTGTTTCCAGAATCTTTGATAACGAGGGACTTGACCTAACGCTTAGGCGTTGGGACTACACGGTGGAATCTCTTGATGAGTAACTGGGAGTTGAAAGACGACCAAGACATCTCTTGGTGGCACTGTGGCCGGCCTGGTTATTGGGAAGACGATGAAGTCTATTGCTCCAAGTGCCAGGCCAAGTTAGAAGACTAATTCCGGCCAGCTCCGATCCACGCGACACGCGGATAGAGTTGCGGCGAGTTGATAAATCTGTATAATGGACTTACGACCCGAAAGGAAAATTATGGAACTAACCAAACAGGAACACGATTATCTGTGGAGTATTATTTCTCAAACTTACGCCTTTGCCGATAATCACGAAAACGCTGACGAGAGAAAAAAGATGGCGTTGGCTTTACTAAGAAAGTTAGACGAAAACCTAATTGAGTATGGCTATGCCGACCAAGTTGGAGAAACCGAAGATGAGTAATCTGTCTGCCGATGAAAAAGACTTTGTTTTCGGGCTAGTCTATGACGCGTGGAAGCGCGCCGATGACCCTGAATGGGTTGAGTCCGTAATGGTGAAGCTGGCCGAGATTATCACTAATGCCGATGACGATACGGCGAGCTAAACGGATCGATCTGAACACGCCGATAAAGTTGCATTGAAACTATAAACCGCTATACTGGATACACGACCAAGCGAAAGGAAAAGATTATGGTCAAGATTGAATACGAGTTAGTTGATTACTGCCGTTGCACCAAGTGGGATGAAGAAACCGAGAGTGAAGTCTTAGACGAAGACGGCGACCCTGTCCCTGCCGATTGGTGTATGGGTTGCTATGAAGACGACAAGTCCAATTTGGACTACGACATTGTTCAGCCGTTCATCAAGTCTAAAGGTTGGACTGAAGACGACATGCTTTACATTGGTGGCTCTGGCGTGGGTTGGCAACGCCGTAGTGGGTTCGCTATCGCTAAGACGAACACGGATGCAATCATCAAGGCACTTGCGATAAACGGCGACTTTACTTTACGCTTCACTTACGAAGACGGCGAGATGTCTGCCGTTAGATACTCGCACGATGAGCCGATGGGGACTGGCAAGTTTATCTTCAGGCTTGCAACCGAAGAAGAACTTGAACTCTGGCAGTATCGCTAACCCGAACTGAACGGCGTGGGGATGTCACTTAGGTGATGTCCCCTTTGCCGTATCTACCGGCCGGCGAGCTAAAGATTACGGCGAGCTAGAGATCTCTGCGCGATTATGATCAACGGTGAATCTCCAAGAATAAGTTGCGGCGTGTTGTTGCGTGGAGATACCTAAACCGCTAGACTTTGTATGAGCCTAACGAAAGGAAACCTAATGGCTATTTATCAAGTACTTATCGGCAAGAAGTATGATGTTGTTGCCGATACACCCGAAGAAGCCGAACAGAAGTATCACGACTACATCTCGGGTAAAGATTGCTCTTGCGGATTTCCGCCTTTTGGTGAAGAAGCCGAAGCCGAAGGTGATGAACTTTGTAAGTGCGTAGAGTTTAGCGAGATTGATACTTGGGTGAGTGGGGGTGAGAAGTAATGCCGAACTTTTATTTTGCCGAAGACGGAAACTGGGGCGACCACACTAACTTAGTTGTGATTGACGAAGACGAGATTGATGAACACTTTTGGGCGAGTATTGAATACACGACTGATAGTGAGCGCTCTAAGTTTGCCGAGTGGTTCAAGAATAACGACCACGATTTACAACCTAACTCTAATGGTGAGTTTGGTTGCGACCTTTGCGATAAGTGGGAACTTGGAAACCTAGAAGAATAGTTTGCCGAGATTTCAAGATTTGGCCGGTGCCGGTTGGTGCCGGCCTTTATCTATTTCCGGCCGGAGATGCGCGGATCATATTTAGGCCGGGGAGATCTCTGCCGATAAGCTCCGGGGCGTTGATTATGATCCAAAACACGCCGAAAAAAAGTTTGCTAATAATTTGCTAAATGTCGGGGCGTTGCTATAAACTGACCTAGTAATAAATTCCCTAGTGAAAGGAAAACTAAAAATGGGAATGGATGTCTATGGTAAGAATCCTACTAATGAAGTAGGAGCGTATTTCCGTCGTAATGTTTGGGGTTGGCGACCACTCTGGGATTACTGCCTAAATGTTCATAACGAAATCGCTGGTGCTGTTGAGTATGGACACTCTAACGATGGCGATGGACTAGATGGAACTGCTAGCGTGGAACTTGGAAACGCTATTCTCTCTGCTATTGCTGATGGAACTGCCGAACTTTACATCTCGCAACGAAACGCTTACCTTGCTGGTCTGCCGAGATTAGACTGCGAATTCTGTGATGGTTCGGGAATCAGGGCTGACGAAGTTGGAACTGAAAACAAAATGCCTGAACGAGAACTCCCTGCCGAACTTGCTATTCTCTTAGGCAGAACTATTGGCTGGTGTAATGGCTGTAATGGCGAGGGCAAAAAAGAGGCTTGGGAAACCAATTACGATTTGGAAATTGACGACCTAAAAGAATTTGCCGAATTTCTGCTAAATTCTGGTGGCTTTGAGATTTGCTAATCTAATCGCCTAACGCTTACACGCCTAACCTGAAAAGGTTGGGCGTGTTTGCTTTATGTCCGGTGTATGGATCATGCCGGTGCTTGAAGCTTCTAAATAATCGATCTGTTGACGCGGTGAAATGTTTGCGAAATGTCTGCGGGTTGCTATAGAATTTTGATACGCCTATCGAAAGGAAAAACTAAAATGGCGATTACAAAAACTGAAACAAAAATGATTGGCTATTGTGCGGTTGATAGCGGACAAATTCTAATCACTGACCCTGGCTATCTGAATGATTGGCAAAATAACGAGATGGGCGATACTGGCATCGGGGATTATTCTTGGGCTGGTGCGTGTGCAACTACTCTCGATGTTGAGGGTGCGGGGCAACTAAACTTTCCGATGGGACACGCTGGTGCGGGTGTAGTTGTTAGAAGTGGATTAGGTGATGGGTATTATCCAGTTATGGCTACTTATGTTTATGACACTAACTGGGGCAAGCGCATCTCTAAGTTAGAGATTATCTTTATTCAGGATGGGGACTTGGACTAGGGCAACCTAGTCTGGCCAGAAGCTTCGCCAGAGATCTCTGCGGAAACTGATCCAAACACGCTGGAAATAGATTTGCGAAATGTCAGTAGGTTGCTATAAACTGCTAGTGTCCCTTAGTGAAAGGAAACTTTATGTTGGACATTGTTGCTCTACTACCGCTTGCGTATCTTGCGGTAATCGCTATTCCCCTAATCATTGTTGATGTTAGGGAACACCGCTTACCAAACAAAATGGTTCTGCCATTTATCGCTCTGTCTTTCATTACTACCATTGTTGTATCTCTGGTTGATGGGCAGTGGATTAGTCTGCTAATCACTCTTGGAACTGCGGTTGCTATTCTGTTTCTAGGTGTTTACCTAAATGGATTAGAGTGGCTCGGTATGGGTGATGTGAAACTCTTTGTTGGTATCACGCTCGCTCTTGGTTATTTCTCTGTTCTCTATTCACTTGCGGTAATCGCTCTGGCATTAGTTCTAGCGTATGGCTTGACTATGGCTACTGCGGTTAGGCGTGTTAGGGCAACTCTGCGTGGAAGTATTACGCTAGGACCTTACGCAATTGTTCTCACTTTGGTTGGTGGAGCGGTTGCGGTGCTTGCCTAACACCGCAACTAAGCGTACCCCCGAGTTACTGCTTGGCTCGGGGGTTTCGCTTTAGCTGGTGTGCTAGAGATCTCTGCGACACCGATCCAAAAACACACCGGAATAAACTTGAAATGTCTGCGGTTATTGATACTATAGAACTACTGCTAATGAAAGGAAATCAAAATGGCAAATAAAAGAGTCCTGTTGCTAAACACTAGCGACCCTTATACATCTCTAAAAAGTGGAGACGTTGGAACTAAGGTTGGAGAATACACTGACCCTTGGGGCTACCTAACGATTATGGTAGAGTGGGATAATGGTTCAAACCTAAGTCTTATTGAAGGCTCGGGAGATAGTTGGAGAGAGTTTGATGATGAAGTTTAGAGATGCCTTAGGTAAAGTTATTGCCGAATACCGATACGACAATAACCTCACCTTGAGAAAAATGGCTTCCAATGGTTCGGGGCGTGTATCGCTTACTTATCTTTGGGAACTAGAAAACGCTAAAAAAGAAGCGTCTAGTGAAATGCTGGTAGAAGTTGCTGGCTGTATGAAAACTACACCTGCCGAACTTGTAATCAAGGTTGGACTATTTATGGCTGGCGTTCCAGATTACATCCCCGAAGATTTGTTGGAACTTACTAAGTAAGTTGCCGAAGCTTCGAATATTCCCCGGCCAGGTGCCGGGGTTTATTCTTACCCGGTGTTGCAGCATGGATCCAATGCAGCTACACGCGGTGATCAACACGCGGAAAATAGTTTGATTTTATTTTGCGGAAGTGTATAATCTTTGTATGACTTCTAAAAAACTTCTGGTTCTACAAGGGCTACCCGCTAGCGGAAAATCAACTTACGCTAAAAAACTTCTTGCTGATTATCCTGCGGGTTATGCCCTGCGGATCAATAATGATGAACTTGCTACTTCTATGTTTGGTTCTAGTTTTGGTGGCGGTTCAAATAGTTCTCAACTACTAAGAAAGTTGCGGACTAATCTTATTAGGGTAGCGTTCAAGAATGGTTATCAGTTGGTAATCATGGACAACACTAACTTAGCAACTAGTGAAGTTAGGCGATTAGAGAGATTATCTAAAACTCTCAATGTTGATTTTGAAATCAACAATTCTTTTCTTGAAGTTTCGATTGCGGAATGTTTGCTAAGAAATGCGGAAAGAGAAAACCCTGTTCCAGAAAAAGTTATTCTGGACATGTCTAGGTTATCCACCAAAATCAAAAAGAAGTGGCGTTAGAGATCTCTCTAACGCTGAGCTCCGGATTCCGGCCGGAATGCGGCGAAGCTTCTAAATCTGATCCAAACACGCCGTAAAAAATTATTTGCCAATCGGGAATAATTTGTCGTAGGGTTCAGTTATAATTCTTATGGACTAGGAAAGGAAATCTAAATGTCTAATCGTTCATTCGAAACTCTAACTGAAACTGAACTGCTCGAAATTATTCCAATGACCTTTATCGCCTTAGAGAACGCTAATGAAGTTGGAACTATTCGGGACATTCTAATCTTGACCAATGGTTTAGATAGATTACTCGATAGACTAATCGAACTGCTACTAACAACTGACCAGAATGGAAATCCCCTATGAAATGCCAAAACTGCGAAACTAATCAAGGCACCGTTGACATCGAAATCCAAAAAGGTAAAAGACTAATTCTATGTTTGCCTTGCTATTCAGTGATAGAAGAATTAATCGAATTACGTAAAGCCTTACGCGGTAAATAAAATCTGAAGCTTCGCCAGAGACGCCACCGGGTGATCAAAATTACCCGGTGGCCCCTCCAAGATCTTGCCGCATCGACTGAGCTCATGATCCAAAAATAATTTATAAACGCGGGAATAAATGTTGCGGTTTGTCGGTTCTATTTAGTAAGATGTAGTTGTTCGGGAAAGGAATAAAAACTAATGGCACTTACAAAAGCTCACAAAAAAATTATCGAAGTTGAAATTAGAAAAGCTTACACTGCTCAAATTTCTAAACTTAGCGACCACGCTTTATTTCACATGGTCAAGGGTTTAGACGCTCGCGGTAATAATGTCGAAACTAAATTAGAAAACACTAACGCGGAAACAAGATACGCGTTCGAAGTTGGCGTTCAAATTGCTGTTGAAGTTCTCGAAACACGCGGGTATGAACTTGTAGAATTCAACGCCATCTTATTCCACTGCGAACACCTATAAGCTTTGGAGAGATCTCTGCGACACGCCAAAACTTTATTTGCGAAATGTCTGCGGCTTACTGTAAACTGAGACTACTCGGGAAAGGAGTTTCCAAATGGAAAAGTGTCAAGTAATCGATTGCAATATTGAAACTGAAAACTACATCTGCGATGACTGCGCTAACGCGTGCGATGATGAAAGTGAACTCTAACGTAGGATCTAGACACGCCAAAAATTTATTTGCGAAATGCGGAATAAATGTTGCGGTTTGTCGGTTGTATTGTATAGAATCTAGTTAGTCAAGGAAAGGACTGAAATGCTAACTCAACTGCCACTCACCGAAAAAAGAGATTCCTTTGTTTCTGTCGAAATGCCAGAACTCGGGGGAATTGTTGTTTCACCAAACACCAAGCGTTCTGGAATTGTTGTTTCTCTCGCAAGTAAAATTACTAAGGCTGGTTATGCGGTTCTAGTTATCGAGTTCGTTGCTATTGGTGAAACTAAAAGTCAATGGGCAACAATTTCACCGCTAGCCTAAATTAGAACCCGCCGAGTGTCGGCCACACTCAAAAAATTCTCCGGCTTGCATACGGCCGGAGAATTTCTTTATTCCGGATCAATGTAACGTTGCGGCAATTATCCAGGGCCACCTGGTGTTGATCAAGCTCCGCGGATGATCCAAAACACGCTAAAAATTTATTTGCTATTTGGGAATAAAATACACTAATTTAGTGTTAGTATTTATGTAGCAACACCACCAACTAGGAAAGGTTATCAAGTGAAAAAATTCTTTATTCGTATTCTGGTTCTTGTTCCAATTATGGCATTCGCTTACCTAACTCAAAAAATTTCTAGCCTGTATCTAACTGCTTGGGTCAAGTATGAAATGCAGGATGACTTAGTTATGTATGCCCGCTGGGAAGTTGTGTCTTGGGTGTTTATTGGTTTATCTCTGGTTGCTCTAATCTGGGCTTGGGTTTCCGATAGAGATTAGTTATCCCTTGCACTAAACACTAAACCCCCGTTGATACGGGGGTTTAGTTTTAGCTCGAGAGATCTCTAACTGCCGTTAGATTTTCATTCCATACTTACGGAGATACTGGCGAATGTATTTGATAGCACGGAAATCACTAGGCGAACTTGCTGAATGAAAGAACTCACCAGTTGGTGAAGTCCATCTTATGTGTCCAGATTTAGTTGCTTCTATTCGCCAACCTTGCTTTACTGCTTTCTTGATTAGAGCCATAACATCTTTGTTTGTTGAGAGAGCCATTTGGCAACCTTTCAGTTTGTGGTAGATAGATACTAACACCGACCCCCGACATTCTAGGTATTTAGACACGCCGGCCGGATATAGCTGCAACCTGGCCGGAGCTGCCGGTGACATGATCATGATCAACACGCGGGGAATGTTGCTAAATGTCTGCGGTTAGGTGTAGGGTTTAGATAGACCATACGAAAGGAAATCAAATGGCAGAAGATAAAGAAAATGACTACTGCGGTTATTGTGGTAAGTCTGGACCAGACACTTGGAAAGTGTCTAACGCCGAGAACGATCCGTTCTTCTACACGCATGATTGCGATTGCGAAGAACACGCCGAATGTTCTAACTGTGGGCAACCTATCTAAATGTCTGTGGTTAGTTATAGGATTTAGTTAGCCCCTACGGAAAGGAAATCAAATGGCTAATACGATTACAAACTTTGCGTTTGAAGAAGTTATGAGAATGGCTGGGGGTAGAGACGAATACTCCCAAGCAACCCTAGCAATGATTTATGCCGAATGTGAAAACAATAGGCAAATCCAAGAACTTGCTGGTTGCCACCTAGTAGTTGCTTCACCAGAAAAATCCCAAGAATACTTGGAACGCTTGCGTGAAGTTCTAAACCTTATCTTTATCGTTAGGACAGATTACCGATAAGGTGAGCTGGCCTAGAGATCTGTTTCACAACACGCCGAAATAAAATACAAAAAATCAATGTTGCGATTTGTCTGCTGGTTAGTGTAATCTGGACTTGTAGCAAAATCGCTACCGAAAGGAAATGGAAATGTCAGTTATCAATTGGGACGAAGTAGATTTAGGTTTAGTTGGTGCTAAGGGTATCGCCTTTGATACTTGCCACAAAATCTATGTGCTTATGGACGACGAGCAGTTGGAAGAAATGCGACGCTTGGAATACGACGAGATTAGAAGTGCCGAAGAGATGAGCCACGATGAAATGCTTGCCACGCTAAAAGAATGGTTTGCAAAATCTTGCGCCCTGAAGTTTATCCAAGCAGTAGAAACTAACCACGACGACCCGAACGCTGGATACACCACGCTAATTGAGCAAGGTGCGAGAGAAACCGAACCTTGCGAGATTTGCGATGAAGAATGGTGCGCTGGTCAGTGCGATGAAGAAGACGAAGACGAAGAAGACGAAGACGAAGATTATTAGTCTTCACACGATCTCTGGACTCCCCTTGTTAGTTACGGCTAGCAAGGGGATATCTTTATGTGGATCGAGCTGCACCGGCCGGGCAGAAATCATTCGCATCCAAACGAATAATAATCATTCGGACCCGAATGATTATTTAGAGATCTGTTTGCCGACACGCCGAAATAAAATAGTTGGAATAAATCTTGCGCTTTGTCGGTTATCTACTATAAGATTAGAAATGTCCCCGAATGAAAGGAAACCAAAATGGCTGGACAAACCACACTACTACCACTAAACGCCGAGCGCACCAAGTTCGCCGAAGTTGCTATGCCAACGCTAGGCGACACCTACATCACGCCGAATGGCAGAAGTGGGTTAGTGGTTGAGATTGTTGTAAAGATGACTAAGGGTGGATACGGAACCCTGAACATCTGCTTTGAGAGCGTTGATGAAAAAGGCGACATCAATGTCCAATGGGCTTGCGTTAGCCCTATGGCTTAGGTTTGGTTAGGTCTGCCCTAATCCCTAACCAAAAAACCCCCAGCGTGAATACGCTGGGGGTTTCCACTTATGCCGATTATGATCCACAAGATTCCGGAGCTGGCTGCAAATATTCATTCGCATCCAAACGATAATCGTTCGCATCCAAACGAATAATCGTTAGGGCCCGAACGAGCTGATCAAATTTGGTAACAAAAGTGTTATCTAATAAATGCCGTAAAGTTGACAAACATCGCGAATCTATGCTTAGATAGTACTAACAACTCCACACGGCAAATGTAACGGCTTATGGATTCTTATTCACCAGCTCATACTAGTTAAGCTAGTCGAATAGAAATACGAGTGTCTGGACTTCCCTGCCGTCAATGGAGTTGGTACTCGCGCGAGTACAAAGATTTCCCCCGAGTTCGCGACTCGGGGGATTTCTCTTTCTCTGGGGCAAATCTGATCCACAGAGATTAGCTGCCCTGGGGGTTACTTACCGGCCGGGGCTCGAGAGATCTCTAAAAAATATTTCTAATCTCGGGAATAAATAGATTAGCAAACTGGTTGTTAGTAGTGTAAGGTAAATACTGGAAAGGTAAATCAATGAACACTACACCACAAGAATACGCTGAACTCATTATCAAAAATGTATACAAGGTTGAGAACCCCTACAACTTAGCAAGGGCTATCGGCACAGTTGCCAATAAGTATGCCGAATGGGTTATCGAAAGTATTAGCAGAATGAACTGGACAACTGACGGAACTGACGAACACGCTGAACAACACAAACCTGAGCAAGATGAAGCACTGATGAAGCGTGAAGCGTATCGCCTAGCGTTAGTTATGCTTACCGATAAACTGCCTAAGTGATTAGGCAGTTTCGGGGGAGCTCCGCGGATCATAAATTAGTTACCCCGGTAACTAATTGCAGCTGAAAGATCTCTGGAAGACACGCCAAAAAATAATTCAAAATAAACTTGCGTAAAAATAAAAAACTACGCTAAACTGAAACCACTCGGGAAAGGAGTAGGCAAATGCCAAAGTTCTATGTAAAAATCCAAGTAAATTATTCAGGCGAAATTGAAGCCAACACCGAAGCCGAAGCCGAAGAACTGGCTTGGTCTTCTTACTACGGAGATGACCCTCAACTTGAATACGACAGCGTTGAAAGTATTGAAGTTGAAGAAGTTGAAGAAGAAGAAGAAGAAGAAGAAGAAGAAGAAGAAGAATAAAGTTTGAATAAACCCCGCCAGAGATCGTGTGGCGGGGTTTCATTCTTGCCGAATGTCTGCCGGCCCTGGTAAGATTTCATTGACGAAAGGAAATTATGAATAATCACAAATCACCAAACATTGCATTAGTTCTAGACGATGACCAGCTTGACGCCGGCGACTACGAGAAATGGAACACCGAAGTTATTTATTGTCTGCCCGGTTGCACCATTCATTTCTATAGCCCGGATGGAATTGGCCGAATCTTTACCGGAGATGATTACGACCTGGCCGAAATGATCAATGACCGGGGAGAAAAGTTTGTCCGGATTATTTCTAGAAAATCTTGGGAATAAACTTGTAATGTCGGCAGTTATTAGTAGTATGAAGTTATCAACCACGAAAGGTAAAAAATGCAAGAGCGTTTAGCAGAACTAAATGAGAAAATCAAAAAAGTTAGACTTGATGGCGTAGGTATCTTGTCGCTAATGGAAGGTATCATTACCCAGATTAGAAACATCGACCCTACCGATGATACTCAGTTAGCAAAGTTATCTATGGACTTGGACAACATTATTACAAGGCTACGAGCCAACAAAGAATACGCCCTAACAATCAAAAGCGAACTTGACCAACTACAAAAAGAACTAAAAGAACTAGGCGAGTAATCGCTCGCTTAGCTTAGGCTAGAGATCTGTTAGCGACACGGAAAATAAATGTTGCCAAATGTCGCTGGCGTGCTATAAACTGGAACTACTCACGGAAAGGAAAATCAAATGAGTAACTTAGCAGTTGTAACAAACACCGAACTAGAACCAACCGAACTACAACTATCTACCGACTGGTATGAAGTTATGAAGGACAAAGTTGGTGGCTATGTGGAAATGGTTAGACTAAACCCTATGGTAACTATGTGGGTCAATGAAGAAGGACTAATCCACAACTTACCAATCAACCCTGTTGGAACTATCGCTTACGCTGTTGCGTTTGATTGTTTGGAAAATCCACACCCTATCGCTGGAACTATCGTATTTACTGGTGGCATTACTGCCGAAGGTGAACCAACTGGACTTACCAATGAAGGACTGGACTGGTTGGCTATGGTTGGAATGCTCGGGATGTTGATGTCCCGTAAGCGTGGCGAATAAGTAATCTGCCGAAGTAACCCCTAGTACAAAGTACTAGGGGTTTACTTTATGGATCGGGGGGAAGCTAAATTTAGATCTGTCCAATGATCCTGGCCGGCCGGATCCTCCGGAGCAGCTGAGCTGGATCCTAAGCTGAGATCCTAGCCGGATCTACCAGGCTAGATCCGAAGCTGATCAGGGCTGCAGATCCGTTATAAATTTGTTATCAAATTAGCGTGTCTTGATTTGCGGTAAATGCCTGTTTCATATACTATTGAGATAACAAGGTTCCGACAGGAAACTTGGAGTATGGCTGAATAGTCTGAAACGTCAAATGGGTCAGACAAGGCAACGCCTGAACTTAGCGGTTCACCTTAGCGGGTAAAGGGCGGGTGTGCTCAAAAGCGGATCTATGAGAACCGAATTGACTAGGCACTGGTGGTAAAACGCAATCCACCTATTCACTACATAACCCCTTGCGGAGACGCAGGGGGTTTGTTGTTTCTGGCCAGCTTCACGGATCACCGGCCGGTTCAGATCTTGATCCGGATGCTAACTTGATCCTGATCCAATAGACACGCCAAAAAATATTTATAAAAACCTTGACAAGTTTCCGTATGGGTATGCTAGTATTTAGGTAATGGCAGAAAGCCAGAAACTACGGAAAGGAAACACCGAGCATGGAACTAAAAGAGAAACTAGTAATGGCAATCGCTTCACACTACTCAGTTCAGCCAAAGGCAGTTTACGAAATCGAGAGTTTGGTAAAGCAGATTGACTATATTCTTACCGATAAAATGGCTAGCCCTTTCGCTATTGACCTAATGGCTACTATTGTCTGTAATGCTCACGAAGCAGAAATGAGAGAGCAGAAAGAAGCAGAAGCGAAAGAAATCGCAAAGATTAGAGAGTATTGGCAGAACCAAATCGCCTAATCTGTTTAGACCTTACCTAACCCCCGATAGTTTATCGGGGGTTAGTCTTTACCGAAGCTGTTTAGAGATCTGTAAATAAATACTTGAAATGTCTGGGGTATGGTGTAGAGTTTATACATAACCTAACGAAAGGAAATCAAAATGGGTTATTGGAGAATGCAAGGTTCAAACTCAATTATCTTTAGGGAAGTTCCTGAAGAAGAAGTTACCGGAGTTTGGGGAGATACCCCAGCAGACATTATTGGACACGCTGTTGACCAAGTGATTGAAACATTCCAAGAAGAGTTTGGAAGAATGCCAACCAAAACAGAATTGAAGAATGGGTTGCTGTTCACAATTCAAGTTATGGATGAATTGCCAGAATAAATAATTCTGGTAAACCCCCGGTTGAAATACACCGGGGGTTTATTCATAAGATCTCTAAGCTTGCCGATAAATAAAATTTTTGGTAGAGTTTTCTAGTCGCAACCGCGACAAACATCTAAGTATAAATAACTTAATAATGTTCACAACAACTGCTTAGGTGTACGACCAAATTAGTCCCCCGTTATGTTAGCGCCTAACGGGGGACAACTTTTTGATCCAGCTCCGGCCGGCTTGCGACACGCTTGCGAATGTCTTAGGTTAGGTGTAGTCTTTTAGTGTCCCGAATGAAAGGAAATCCAAATGGGCGACAGGTCAAGAATTATTGTAACAAGCAAAGACTTTATCGAACCTATCCACCTTTACGGCCACTGGTCAGGAACAGATAATGTGCTTGCCGTAGTAGATGTTTTATCGAGAACAGATAGAATTGGCGACCCTGCTTATCTAACTGCTCAACTTTTCTATGAGTTTTCTACACGGGCTAACTATGACGGAAACCTAAGTTTCGGTATTAGCGTGGGAGAGAACCGATTTTTCGCTGACGACAATGAAGCAATTATTATTTCTGCTGACGACGGAAATGTTGTCTATCGAGAAGTTGTCTATACAAAGCAAGAGTTTTTAGATACTGTTTTCGACAGATAGGCCGTAGCCTATCTGCTCACCAAGCTTAGAGATCTCTACAACACGATCCAATTTAGTTTGGTGAAATGTTGCGAAATGTCTTAGGTGTAATGTAGTCTGTAATTCTACGAAAGGAAATAAATGCTAGCCGAAATTATTACTGCCAAGATTGTTGCCAAAGTTGCGACCAAAGTATTAGCCCCTATCTCAACCGAACACAAGTCATTAGAAATTGCTTACAAAGTTGTATCTGCCTTAGACAATATCGGCATTAGCGATGTAAAGGAATTGGTATCGCTAAGAAAGACTAGAAAGGCGCTGAAATAGTGCGAACCTGTTTAGACTGCCGAACGGAGCTTTTACCGAGCGAATCTTTTCTATGCGACCCTTGCCATATGGACAGGGTAGTCAATAAACTATTTACACAGATTATCGATAATCAACCGAAAGGAAACTAAATGGCTAAGCCAAGCGTAAGTCTAGTGAAAGAATGGACAGTTGCTTATAACAGCGACCTAGTGGAAGTTAGTTATGGAACTGCGGTATTCGAGCAAGACTATTGGAAAGTTAGAAACAAAGTCACCAAGAAAGTCACATACTTTTATGGAGAAAGTGCGTGGATGAACGCTAGGCGTATCGCTGCCGATACCGACTTTGGTGCGTGGAGTATCTAACAAACACTAAACGACACAAACATAGAAACAGATCTATTTATGTTTTTATGTTTGTGTTTTTTAGTTTTTGGTGTAGGCTTTTTATGTAGTTAGGCGAAAGGAAATCAAATGAACTCACTACAGGCAGAAATCCTAGTTATCAACTTGGAGTTTGAAATCAGCACAGACGGAAAGATGACTTTTGGCGAACCGGCTATGAAGTCATTGGGCCGGTTGCTCAACATTGACGCTTACAAGACTTTCGGTCGCGGAGTAAAGGGCCGGCAGGCTGCGTTAGCTTGGCTCAAGGAGCAAATCGCCGAGAACACACCGGCAGAGTAGAAATCTCCGGTCAATGTAAGAACCCCTGGTTTTCCAGGGGTTTTTGCTATTTTTTCGGAAAAATTGATCAAAAATGTTGTTTGTAGATCTAATTGGCCCTTATAATTTAGACACATTGGTTTTCGGATCAATGTGACGGGAGACCCGACAATAAACGACCTGTACTAACGCAAGGAAAGGTGGTCGCCAAATGAAGAGGTTCATCACAATAACTAGTGTGCTCCTAATGCTAGTTGGATGTTCATCAGCTGCGTCCGGATACGATCATAGACCTATGGTTGTTTCGGATCAGAAAAATAGTGTTGCGAATAAGTATTCTGACGATCCGTTGAAGCTTCATCGCAATACTGTCCGGATGAAGCAAGTCATCAAATACTTACGGACTAAGGTTGGAGTAACACCCTATGTGTTCTCCGGATCTTCTCCAAGGGGTTGGGACTGCTCAGGATTAGTTCGCTGGACCTACCAAAGGTTCGGCCTAGAAATCCCTCATTCTGCCGATAAGCAAGCGCATATTGGTAAGCGTGTGTCCAACCCCCGAGCTGGAGATGTGGTTGTGTTTGCCTACAAGGGCAGTCATAGCTTCTACCACTCAGCAATCTATATTGGTAATGGAAAGATCATAAACGCTCATTACGGAGCAAGATCGACGATCATACAGCCACTATCTGACTACAAAAATAGTCAGATCCGGTTTGTAAGGGTCATTGATCAGGTATCAAACAAAAAACCTGCGTTTGCTGGATAGATCCAAATCAGCGAAAAACCGTAGCTAAATTGCTACGGTTTTTTGCTTTTGGTGTTGCTATTTTGTTATTTATTTGCTAACCTAGCAATAAGCAAGTTCGAGAGTATCTCACTTGCCCGACTTGGTTTTTCATGTTTCACCAAGTCAGTAGTTTCCTTTCCTATAAAGGAACACCCCTAACTAGTTTTCTCTATTTTTCTGGTTGGGGGTGTTTCCGTATCTGCGTGGCTAAGCTCACCGGCCGGCCGATCAAAACTTATTGAAATACTTGGGAATAAATCCAAGGTTGATAGAGTTATCTTTATTGGAAAGGAAAGTTATGTTTGTTGAGAAAAAAGGCGATGCCGAGAAAGCCGAATTGTTTGCCCTTGGACTACTGAAAGATAAAGACCCATTCGGCGAAAGGCGACTTGTCTTAGTTCCGTGTAAGCACCCGAAGTGGTGTAAGACCCACGGGACAACACGGATTAGGTTGCGACAACTGAAAAATAAAATCCAAATCGGGAATAAATCCTAAATAAACTTGGTTCTATTTACTGAAAGGAAGTAAATGACTAATCAAATCCCAGACCCAGACCAGAACCCACTACTGAACCCTAAGTTTGACCTGAACACCGAGAGTGGTGTTAGGGGTTTCTTGGAGTGGCTCTTTGACCCCGAAGTAGATGAAGCGTTTAGACAAGCGTTTCCTATTGACGAGAGTGAGCAAGAGTGAGAACTAAACTAACGCCTGAACAGATCGCTGAACTAGACAAGTTCCAGACACGGAAGCTTTACGAACTTGTGTACCTGGCGATGGCCGCCGGACTAATTCCATTCCAACCTAACCTTAGACTTAGCCGGAGAGTTAGAGTTCTAAAGAAGCAGACTAATCCGGAGTAAAGAAGCTTTACAAATTTGATCCAGACTTGCCGGAATAAATCTTGCCTAATGTCGCAAGTTTGCTATAAACTGAAACCCCTAATCCCGAAAGGAAACTAACTAATGGCTAAGTATGTAAAACACCTAAGTAGCGATGAACTACTAGAACGCCTTGCTGATGAACTTGTGGAAATGCACAATGGAACTTACATCGAACTATCTACTTGGGAAACAGCAAGAGAAGTTGTAGAACGCTTCTACGAAGTTGATATTATTGTCGCAATTGGCGATAAAAAGAAAAGAAAAAAATAATCAACACCGATCGATCTAAACTTTGTAAAATAATCAAATGTGGTAATGTTTAGATACACGGATGAAAGGAAACAACCTTGGAACTAGCAGACGCTTACAAGGCAGTAATCAGCGACATAACAAACGATCCAACTTGGCTAGAAAAACCAAAAAACAAAACCCTAAGAGTGCTGAACCAGCGACTTATGGAGTTAGAAACTATTTGGGCGATACCAGATGAAATCTGGCACGATAACTACGATGAACCTGATAAACTAGACAACGAATAAGAAAGGAACCAAATGGATACTTTAGCAAAACAAATTATCGACAACCTAATCAGGACAGGTAAAACTGATAAAGAGGATAACGCTTATGCGTATCTTGCTGGTATGGCGTTTGCTATGCTCACCGATGAGCAGAAAAACGAATTGCTGGAATTCTCTGGAAAGGAACTGAAATGGGAATTGGAGCAGTAGGTAAAATCTTACTTATGCTTTCGGGTGAGAGCTTGATAGACATAAACTTACTTGCTATGGATGAGCAACTTATTAGTTTGATTTCTCTTGGAAAGAGTTATACTGAACTTATGGAATACCTAAACGAAAACTACTAGGAAAGGAAACTAATGTTCGGGTTTAGAAAACACTACATCTACATCTTTGATTGTGTTGCTTGTGGACACTTCTACGGGGAGCAATCGCTAACTAGAACGGGTGAACTACTTTGTCCGTCTTGTGGAGCCGAGCAATGGAAAGACAGCGATTATGTTGAGAAAATGCGAGTAAAGAAAAAGCCAGAACCCTTTGACCCTTTGCTAGCGTTTAGCGATTACATCTAATCTGCCACCGACTTAGAAAATCCCCCTGGATCATTCGCCAGGGGGATTATCTCTACCGGCCGGGAGATCCGGTAGAGATCTCTGCCGGTTGATCTGTGGCCGCGACACGCCACTTGCTATGTCTGCCCTAACTGATAGGATTAGAGTGTCTGCCATTCGGGAAAGGAATGAAAATGAACAAGGCTAATAAGGCAAGGCGTAATGCCGAAGCTTTGGCGTTGGAGATTATGTTGCGTGAGCGTTCACGCTCTAACGCTAGTGGCGTTCACGCTGATAAGCGAAGCAAGCGAGCAAGAACACGCTTGGCTAACAAGTCAAAATCTATTCGGGAGTTTGACTAAACACGATCCAAAATTATTTCTAATCTCGGGAATAAATCAAATAGTATTTAGGTTGTAGTTAGTGAAAGGACAAAATGAATAACTACGAAAAATCTTATGACGAAGCAAAAACTAAGAAGTTCACCAAGCCTGAACTTTGGAGTGAGATACTGCCTAACCTTTGGCTAGGTGGAACTGATGATGATGACCGAGTTGGTGATAAGCATTGCGAGTTTGATAGACCCCTAATCTCTATCAAGAAGCGAAACTTTGATAGCGTTTATACTTTCTATGCTCACGCTAACCCTGTTGATTGGTTAGTAAAAGAGTTTAGATACGGATACTTTGATAGTGCTGATACTGACTTTGATGAAAAAGCATTTATGCGTATCGCTTACAACATCTTTACTGATTGGAAGTCTGGGGAAAAGGTGCTAGTCCGTTGCCAAGCAGGTCTAAATAGGTCTGGCTTACTTATGGCGATAGTTCTAATGCTTGACGGATACCAAGTCCAAGAAGCGATTGACCTAATGCGTGAGAAGCGACACGAGTTAGTTCTGTTCAACCCTAACTTTGTTGAGTGGTTGCTAGCCCTAGACACTACTAACCCGAGTTGGTAGTGTCTAGGCTATGGCCGGCCGAAGCTTGGAGATCTCTGGAAACCGATCCAAACACGGATACAAATAAACTTGCGAATAAGTTTGAGTTGTGGTTAGATTGAGTTATTCCCGATTAGAAAAGGAGAAACAAAATGGGAAAGAAAAAAGTAGATACTTGGGCGTGGTTCGTTGCTCAGTATGAAAGTCAGGGCTACCAATCCCTAAACCAATTCGCAATCGCTACGGGCTTACAGAAGTCTAGCCTTAGCCGATACTTTCACAATCAGCGACACATCCCGTCAAACACGCTTGCTACCCTTTGCCGAGAGTTGCGTGTTTCACCTTACGAGTTGCTAACTGCTCTCGGTGAAAAGTTATCATAAGCCAATCTCATAGAAAGAGATAACACCTGAGCAAGTGTTCTAAACTGCTCACCTAATCCACTAGACTTACAACACAAGGAGTTCTAATGAAAAAGAAAATCGCTAAACGCTTGCTAAGTATTAGTGGCACGCTTGTAAGCGTTGCTCATAAGTTATCTTGGATTGCTCACAACCTAAACGCCAAAAAGTAAAGGAGAAACTAATGGCAGATCGTAAGTCCCCTAAGAAGTCTAAAAAAGAGAGCTGGTCTTGTATGTGGTGTGGTGCTACTACTACCGATCCAACTCAGGCTCTTATTACCTATTTCCATATGGACTGCCCTAAAAAGTGGTCTAAATAAATACTTGTGTGTTTGCTTTATTGTGGTATAGACTTTTAGTATCTCAGGAAAGGAGATTACAAATGAAGTTCTTTGTTCGTAGATTACTTGCTGGTATTGTTATTGTTCCGTTTGTTGGACTTGTCTATTCGGTTGGTTGCGTAATGCTAATCGCTTATGGTGCTGGTTCTAATGGAAACACCTTTGCCGATTACTTTGGGTTCGGTATGGTTCTCGGTGTAGGATTTACTTTGTTGTTTGCGTTTGATGCTCTAAGGAGAAATGACTAATGAAGTTTTTACTAATGGCTCTCGGTTGTAGTTCGGTGATTATGGGATTTTACTTTGGTGAGCATCTCGGTCATACAAACTCTATGTTTGTTGGACTATCTCTCGGTCTATTGCTAATCTTTGGTGCTTTGGTTCTTGCTATTAGTGAATTGCCTAGATTTATTAGGCGTAGGCATAGAGATTAGTAGTAGATAACCCCCTTAGTCATAAACTAGGGGGGTTTTTTCTAAGGTATCATTTCTTTATGATCCTTACAATCCTTTTATTCACCCTAGGGGTGTTTATCTTTTTGATCCTGGCCGTAGCTGTGCTGCTGCCGATTGCTAAGGTTTTATACCTATACGGATCTGAGAAAGATGATTGGTATTCTACTTTTGATGAAGATTTGGTGGACTAATGGAACTTTTATGGTTTTTACTTGCGATCATTGGATCGATCTTATTGATCAATGGGATCTCTTATGGGATCTTATTCCTGTATGCTGATCGTATGGCCCGGAAGAATGATCCGGAGCCACAAACTCTACTTGGGGTAGTTTCCCCGAAGAAAGAAGATTAGTATGTCTAGTTGGCTTATCCGGTTGCGTGATTTGGTGTGGCCGGCCATTTTTTCTGTTGTATTTCTAGGATTGGCTGTGATCGTTGCGTTCTTTAATCCAGCTGTCGCAGTTGTCTTAGGTCTTGGAAGCATTTCACTTGCTCTGCTTGCCCAGCGAGCGTAATCATTTATTAGATTGGAGAAATCAGTGGCAAATAATAAAGAAAATAAAGATCCGGATCTAACTAATGATCTTGTTGTAGATCAAGAGCCGGTTGTTGATCAAGATCCGGTAGAAGAACCTGTCGTAGATCCGGTAGAAGAGCCGGTTGTAGATCCAGATCCTATTCCGGTAAAGATCGCTCCGGTTATTGAGATCACGGATGGTGGTATGGTTCCAACTCCGGCTCCACCTATCAAGCAAGAAGAAGTTGTCCCGGCAGGGCCAGCTGTGGTTGGACTAGGCGTAGTTGATGAAGTGTTCTTGGACAAGTGTATCTACAAGAACATCTACAATCGCAAGTCGCTAACGATCCACCACTTACAACGAAGATTGTATGAACTTGGTTATGTTGTAGCCCTGAAAGATAAAGACGGGTATTACGGAGATGTAACTAAATCAGCGATCGCTCAGTTCCAGGCTGATCGTGGCCTAGTGGGAGATGGCGTGATCAACGCCGAGACATTTGAGCTGATCTTTGCTAATGATCCTAATGTAAGAGTAGTCTTATAGATCTGTTCGCTACTAAGGAATGCCAATTCGCATTTGCGAGTTGGCATTTCTCGTTATTATCTTGTAATGTTGTAGAAAGACAAATACACACGACAAAAGGAGAAAGTTATGTCTTATGTGAAGCAAAATCACCAAATCCCCGAAGAAGTAGTCGCTACTGCTAGAAGTATCACCGATAGAGAACTTAGAGATGCCTATGTAAAGGCTCTAAGGGGTCTAGGTTGGACATTTGAGAGCATTGGCGTTGCGTTTGAGATTACAAGAGAGAGAGCAAGGCAAATCGCCAAATCTAGCGTTGATACCGATAAGGCAGTTGAGTTTCCACTACCAACACCACCTATCGCCCCCGAAGTAGTGAAATCTACAAGAGTTATTATCTTGCCTAGTAATGAAACGCTTAGTCGCCTAGTGGAACTACAACCACTAGCCCAACAGGTTCGTTCTCATAGCAAGAAGTATCGCAGGGAAGCCGAAGAATACTCGTATCTGCTAAACAAGGCAGTAGAAGTAGAAGGAGTTTCGGTGTATCGCTTAGCCAAGTTGCTAGGGATTACTCACGGGGCTATTCGTTTCCGTCTTGCTAGATACGGGTATAAGACAGAAACGACAGGTAAGAGCCAAGTGTATTCTGCTATCCTAGATAAGAACAGGGTTATTATTGACCAAGAGTAAGTAGGAGTTTATGGCTAAGTCCCTAATGGAACAGATAGCTTTGCTATCTCCGGAAGAACAAGCAAGAGTATTGGCTGGTATGGATCCGGAAACGCTTATGTGGGATTGGTCTGCTTGGGGTCGCCCTGAACAGCAAACCCCGGCTGGTGATTGGAACATTTGGGCTTACATTGCTGGTCGTGGTGCTGGTAAGACTAGAACTGCTGCTGAATGGGTTCGTGAAGAAGCGAAGCATACAACTACGGGACAGCGTCGCTTTGCATTAGTCGCAAGAACGGCTGCCGATGTTAGAGATGTAATCGTAGAAGGTGAGTCGGGGATTATGAATGTGACTCCCCCTAGTGAAAGACCTTTGTATGAACCATCCAAGCGAAGACTAACTTGGCCTAACGGAAATGTTGCTACTTGCTTCACGGCAGATGAACCAGACTCGCTTCGTGGTCCACAATTTACTCACGCTTGGGGAGATGAGATCGCTGCTTGGCGACAGACACCAGACGCAGCTGGTATGACTGCCTTTGATAACTTGCGTGTTGGAACTCGTCTTGGATCTAATCCTAAGATTATGGTCACTACAACACCGAAGCGTGTTCCATTGCTTTACAAGTTGATAGAAGAAGCGAAGACGGGTCGTGTAGTTATTACTCGTGGGTCTACATTGGACAACTCAGGGAACTTATCTAGTGCTTATCTTGACGCTATCACGGGTGTTTATGAGGGAACTCGCTTGGCTCAGCAAGAAATCTATGGTGAGATGTTAGATAGCGTTGAGGGTGCTTTGTGGACAGAAGAACTGATTGAGCAGTATCGTCAAGGTGCTATGCCACTTGGCGTTCCATTACGGATCATTGGTGTTGACCCTAGCGTTGCTGAGAACCCGAGAGATGAATGTGGGATTGTCGTAGTTTCGTCTACTGCTGAGAGAGATTTATACAAGCGTCAAGCTTGGGTATTGGAAGACGCAAGTGTTCACGGAAGTCCCGATGTTTGGGCTAACAAGGTTGTAGAGATGGCTCGCAAGTGGGGTTGCCCTGTTGTAGCCGAAGTGAACCAAGGTGGAGCATTGGTGAAGAATGCGATCCACACAATAGATCCAAACATAAAAGTATTAGAAGTCCATTCCAAATACGGAAAGGCCTTGAGAGCAGAACCCGTCACATTGGCTTATGAGCAGGGTAGGGTTCACCACATAGGTTATCTCGGATCATTGGAAAGCCAGATGTATTCTTGGATACCTGGCGAAGGCAAATCACCGGACAGGGTAGACGCCCTGGTTCACGCCCTAACTGCCTTGCTTATCAAACCCCCGTCGGGATTTACAGGTGGAAAGATTACAGCCCGATCGGTTGCTGGTAGAAAGATACCTAATCCCCGTGGAAGCGAAGCTGGTGGATCCAGAAAAGGTATCTTTAAAGTTAGATAATCTCTGGGAATAAATCCCTTGCTTTGTCGGTTGTATGTAGTAGCATTGACTTACCACTACGGAAAGGGAACCTAAGTGCTAAAACTAAATCAGCAACAACGAAAAATGCTTACCTATGTTGTTAGTTGGAACTACGCTGGAACACCCGAGCAAATCGCTAACGCTAGACCTTACGATGTTGCTAGTAAAAATGTCGCTAGTTTAGCAGGAGCAGTTAGAACATTAGCCAAGCTCGGTCTAATAAAACAATGTGGAAACTATTTCCATTCGCTAGAAACTAACTGCCGAAAGTGTGGTGAGCAAAATGGCTAACACCGAAAACCCTTACAAAAACTATTCCACTGAAACCTTGCGTTATGCTTTGGAAGAAGCGTATCGCAAACTATCACTAGGCAACGCTAGTGAAAGGTTGCTCATTAGTATTGATCAAATGGGCGAAGCGTTAGAGCAGAAGCGTAATACTGATTATTGCGAACACGGGGTTTATCTCTATGGGGATAACGATTGTGCTTGCTGGCAGTGCGAAGCGTAGTATAGTTATCTAGTAATCACTACTGAAAGGAAATCTAGTGAATCAAGAAACAGCAGAACTGATTGAGAACATTATTGACGATGGTGGCTATTGGATTGGCTATTGGGTCAGCAAGGGTCAGCATAATCCGGACAGCCAAACTTATAAGGTGTATCTATTGCCGGAGTATGTTGAGAGCTGGGCGTCAAAAACTATTACCTATCAAGACTTATTTGACGCAGCCAAAAAACTTGCTACGGGTGAAGTATCTATCAACAGCAACACTAAGGCAGTATGCCAACAGATTATTAGCGACCCTAGCGATGTTGATTATGACGCCGAAGACGCCGATTGTATTATCCAAGTTGCTTTGTTTGGCGATGTAGTATTCGGTTAGTTTGTATCTAAATAAATAATCCCTTATCAACTTGATAGGGGATTATTTATTTATACGGATAGCTCAGCTCAGCTTGTAGCTCATAGCTCAGCTCATACGGATAGCTCAGCTCATTATAAGTTGATAGCTCAGCTCATACGGATAGCTCAGCTCATTATAAGTTGATAGCTCAGCTCATACGGATAGCTGGATAGCTCAGCTCATAGCTCAGCTCATACACGGACATACGGATCGTTATTTGTATTGGTTTGATCATTATTTATGATCGCTGATCACGATCTCTCTTTGTGATCATTGTTGATCAATTATTTATTTGCCTTTGCTTATTTGATCATTGCTTTATTATCATTTGGATCCGTATGTGTTGTTTAGACGGACAGGAATAAGTTTGTTAGTCATTACTAATCACTACTGCTTCACCATAGAACTTTGTAAGTTGATGCGGTGATAGTTTGCTAGCTTAGCTCGTAGCTCAGCTCAGCTCAGCTCATAGCTAGTAGCTAGCTCATAGCTCAGCTCAGCTCGTAGCTCAGCTCGGCTCGTAGCTCAGCTCATAGCTAGTAGCTCATAGCTCGTAGCTTGTAGCTCGTAGCTCAGCTCATAGCTAGTAGCTCATAGCTCAGCTAAGCTCAGCTCGTAGCTAGTAGCTAGCCCATAGCTCAGCTCAGCTCGTTAGAAGTTTGTAGCTCAGCTCGTAGCTCAGCTCGTAGCTTTGAGCTAGCTCAGCTCATAGCTAGCTTGTAGCTCAGCTCGTAGCTCAGCTCGTTAGAAGTCTGTTGGAAGTTATGCTACTTGCTTGGGTTGCTTTGTTTGTATCCAAATGACTTGCTTGGCTTGGTCAGGTTTGTAGTTGGTTAGGTTAGGCTAACCTAACTTATAAAGTCTGGTCTGGTTCGTTAGAAGTTGCGTCCACCCCCCACACATTACACGCAAGACAACTTAGGTTAGCCTAACCTAACTTGTGATTTTCAGGAATTATTCAGGAAACGTTTTGACGGCACGCGAAAAACATGCGTTGCCGTCTCGCAGCCCAAAGTCAAAAAACGTTAATGTATCATTTTTACGCACAGTACAGCCGCAATCAATGTCTCATCTTCTGATAAACTGTACACATGTCCAGACGTCCAGCTCGTAATCAAAAGCTTCCACAAACGGAAACCCTTTTTCTAAACTCTCTCGACTACGATCACAAAGTCCTCCGAGTTCAGCAACTCTTTCGTGGGGGTTGGACCCTTTCCGCAATCGGGTCCGCTCTCTATCCACCGAAAGGACGTTCGTCTGTCAAAGCTTGGGTGGATAGACCTTCTCCAAACGTTACCGTCGACGTCCCTATTCCCGATCCAACATTAAAAACGTCGGCCAACGGCTATCAAAGAAAGACTCCTAAATCCCCCGGTGTTCCTCCGATCACCGCTGAAGAACTCCGACGTCTAGCACCCCTGGCCCGACGTTTCCGTTCCGGTATGGCGTCATCTTCTCCTGAGTCTGTAGCCAATTCCCTTTTCACTCAAATGGCTAAAGATCTTCGAGCCAACAACGTCTCGATTGCTGACATAGCCAGGGCAGCTGGAGTCACACATCGAGCCATATCCCGTAGACTAGGTAGCTAATGAGAATACTAGCCGATGTCTTTCCTGCACACTTTTCTGCGGCCCCTGCAGGTGCCCTTAGGGACGTCTTTGAGCTAAATCCAATCTCTCACATCCTTGGAACCTTCTACGTCTCTACGACCCGTGTAATAGTCTCTGACACACACGTCACAGTGGCCTCAGATGCCCCAGAGGGCCCTCAGATCGTCTTCCACGAGACGTATCTTTCATACTTTCCTGCAGACTCTCAATCAGGCGTATATCGCGTTTTAACGACGTCTGGTAAGATGCTTGCATTCCAAAAAGATAACTCTTGCGGCTGTGGCTCACGTCTTCGTGCGTGGAATCCATACCGCACTCTAAGCTCGATACTGGACCCTACTCAATGAACGATCTAACCCTAATTCAACTCTTAGTTCTATCTCTCGGAACGTTTAGACTTGCACGTCTATTTACAACCGACGTTATTTTTGATGCCCTACGTCAACGTGTGTGGAAACGCTTTCCACCATCAACCACATTCGGCTATTTATTCACATGCAACTGGTGTATGAGCATTTGGTTCGGATCACTAGTCACTATTTCATATACAATATATCCATCAGTAACGTTTGTTTGCTTGCTGCCGCTAGCCCTTTCTGCAATTGCAGGTCTAGTAACTAACAAGCTCGACAACTAACTAGATAACTACAGGAGCCTCCAATGGCAGTTTTCAGACGTGAACCAGCTCGAAGTCGCAATACCTCGATGCCACTTCCACCTACGTCTCTACCAATTCCGTACGGATACATTCCGGCGACCTCGGTAAGTTATAATCAACCACGTCCACTTACTGCTGCCGCTGCTCAGATTAAACTGAACGACAGAACCGAAGCCGAGCAATTTAGAAACCGACGTCTAGCATCTTCTTCTGCGTGGCAGTCTGAAGCTTGGGAATACTACGACGCGATCGGTGAAATCAAATACGCATTCTCACTCGTTGCTTCCGTTGTTTCTCGTATTCGTCTTTACGCTGCGGTCATTATTGATCCAGCAGAAGCACCAGTTCCAATTCGTAACGCAGATGCAATTGAAGCACGTCTAGCTTCTGCAGCCGAACGTGCAATTCAACGTCTAGACTCCGCATACGGAGGCCAGGCTGGTCTTTTGCGTGACGCCGCCCTAAACCTATCTGTTACCGGCGAATGCTACCTAGTACAAATTCCTGAACGTCAAGGATCTGGAATTCCAGAAAGCTGGGACATCCGATCAATTGACGAACTGCAGATTGACACCAAAGGACAGTACTCTGTTATTGCCCGTCGTGAAATGCTACAAGGAACAGCAAATGGTAAAGGCATGGGAATCAAACTTCCACCAAATGCGTTCGTAGGACGTATTTGGCGAGCTCACCCACGTTTTTCTGAAGAAGCTGATTCGAGCTTACGTGGCCTTCTAGATCTTTGCGCAGAACTACTGTTGCTAAACCGTACGTTCCGTGCAACGGCGCGTTCCCGTCTGAACGCTGGTGCGCTCTATCTGCCTGATGGCCTGTCCGTAGCCGCAACTCCGGACCCTAGTTATCCGTACGATGATGCAGACGGTCTTTCCGCTGAACCAACTCCAGAAGAGATGGCAGATGAATTTGAAGACCAGCTAATCGACGCGATGACCACTCCGATTCGTGACGAGGATTCTGCATCCGCAGTTGTTCCTCTGATCATTCGTGGTCCTGCGGAACTTGGTGACAAGATTAAGCAGTTCAAGTTTGAGCGTTCATTCGATGCAACTCTTGTTCAACGTGCTGACCGTGTACTAGAGCGTATTCTGCAAGGTCTCGACGTTCCTAAGGATATTGTTACTGGTCTTGCAAACGTAAAGTATTCAAACGCGGTTCAGATCGACGAGTCACTTTACAAGGCTCACATTGAGCCACTTATGCTTTTAATTGCAGACGCGATTACTGTTGTTTACTTACGTCCATATCTTCTAGCCAATGGCTTCTCGCGCACTGAAGTCGAGAGAGTTGTTGCTTGGTATGACCCATCAGCAGTTGCAACTCGTAACGACCGAGCAATGGATGCAGACTCCGGCTTTGAGAAGATGGCAGTTTCTTACGACACTTGGAGACGTGCTCACGGATTCTCAGACCAGGATGCACCAAGTCCAACAGAGGTTGCTCTACGTATGATTATGGACAAGGGTATGATCACGCCAGAACTTACCGAAGCTATGCTAAACGCAGTCGCTCCAGAAGTTATGGAAGCTACCCGTGCTGCATCACAGGCAACTTCTGTTGCTCCAATTCCACCAGGCTTAGAGCAGATGCTACAAGGCGCACAACCAGGTGCCCCTGCTCCTGCTCCCGCTGCTCCCGCAGCTCCAACTCCAGAGGCAATTCCGCCTTCTGGAGCTCCAACCCAAGAAGCTCCGGCCCAGGAAAACCCGGAGGCTCCCCCAATTCCGCTAGCGGAACCACAGTAAGGTAAAAAGATGACTCACTCAAAAACCGATCTAAGAGACAAGCTATCTACAGCACTTGCAAACGCTGCTGTTATGTATCACGTTTCTCACGGCTATCACTGGAACGTCAAAGGCATGGACTTCAGAGAGTTCCACGAGTTTTTTGGCGACATTTACGAAGACGTATCTGGATCGCTAGACCCACTGGCGGAGAACATCCGCAAGCTCGGCTTTGACGCTCCATTTATGATGTCAGAGTTCAACGACCTTGCGACCTGTGTTCCAGAGAAGATAATCTCTAGCGACCCGACTCGTATGGTTTCGTCTTTACTTGACGTCAACGGTAAACTTATCTCTCACCTTGTTCAGACTTTTGACTGTGCAAATGGCTGCAATGAGCAGGGAGTTGCAAACTTTATTGCCGAGCGAATAGACATGCACCAGAAGTGGCAGTGGCAGTTGGCTGCAACTCTAGGAATGCAGGTCCCATCGACTAGCACAATTATGATTGTTGACGTTGAGTCTCCTATAGTTCCAATTTCTCAGGACGGCTGGGACGACGAGCTTGCATTCCTAGATGGTTATGACCAAGACGGAACTGCATTCTTTGCATCTGGACGTTCTCGCGAACTAGTGCTTCCAACCAACGTTGAAGCAGAGCTGCGATCACTTGTTGACAACTACAACGCTTCTGCTCAGGATGGCCTAAAGACTACTTTTGCTAAGTGCAAGACCGTTTACCGCCGTGGAGCTAGAAAGTACGCTGGTGAAATGTCCGAAGGCACAACCCGCCACCGCTTTGCAATTAGCCGAGTACAGAACTTCTTGTCTCAGATTGGTAGTGAGAAGTTGCTAACAACATTCTCAACCGATGACGCTGATTTGCTGCCTCATACTCACCCTAAGGCCCTAAGCATTGACCCACTTGTGGCTTCAGCTGCAGTTAAAAACGGTCTAACCGTAACTGTTAGAAAGCCTGGCGAGTACAAGCGTAATGATGATGCAGTCCTAGATATTGCTGAATTCTCTGGAAAAGGCTATGAAGCCGTTAGCCAGATCAAGGATGCTTGGATCTACGGGCAGTCTAAGGGCAAGTCTGGATTTAATACAGCTCTTGCATTTGCATTAGGCTATTTCGTACACGGTTAAACTAATCAAAGTACACATAATACGATAAACTTTTTCTAAGTTTGTTACAATAAAACAGTCGCGATACCTGTAGTAGGAAGGTACTCCTAAGTGAGTGAAAATTTGAATCCCCTAGTTGCTGCTCTAGAGAGCTTAAGTGAAAAAGATCTAGAAATAACTGTCACCGAGAGTGAGCAGATCTTTAAGAGAGGCGTTATAAACTACGTTGTTGAAAGAAACGCGTTAGTTGCCTCGGTAAGACAAGTAGCACTAAAAGACGTTCTTAACTACACAGATCGTTACATTGCAAGCAAACTAGACATCGAAGACCCTCGAGACATTTTCTTCCACGCTGCGCGTGAAGTAACCAATTTTGTTGACTACGCTATCGACGGTCCGGCTTCCAATAAAGCTCCGGTAGTAGAGTTTAGGGACCTACTCCCTAGTGCTCACCCGTACTCAACAAAAACCGTTGGCCCGATTACTGCATCTGCACGTCGCGTCCGTAATGCTGCTTGGGTTTCCTACGACCCACGCATCACTGACGAGTCTGTACGTAAAGCAGTCTTTGAGGCATTTGTTCAACAGCCAAGAAGTAGCAAGAGCATCTACGCTGCTGCACGTCTAGAGGCACTAACTGCTTCTGTTCCAGCAGACATTAAGATTCAAGCAATTACCGCTGCTTTTGGTATCGGAAACCCATTCGCTGGAAATAACTCTTCAGCAGCACGTTCTGCACGTGCCAAGTTGCAACGTCGTGACCGTAAGGGTCGATTTGCTGAGATGGGTGGTGGATCTCGTATATTTGCCATGATTGGCGACATGATTAAGTCGTTCGTTGGTAAGTTTGCTGGTAACCCACAAGACAGCGACAGGATTGAAGTTGAAATTTCTGGAGGAGGAGCCGATCTTCCATCAGGTATCTATTCTGTTCCTGCATCTAAGGTAGAAGGTCTAAAAGCTATTCTTAGAACTGGAGAAGCTCCAGCATTTAAGGCAGACTCTAAAAACTCACGTTACGCAATTCCACTACAAGAACTTCTAGCAAACCGCAAGTCTGCTCCAACTGGTTGGACTGACAATGGTGATGGCACCTTTACGTCTGCAGACGGCTACTCTGTTTCAACTCTTCCATCCGGCGAGCAAGCACCTTCGGGCTCAAAATTTATTGGTGCTGGTCCTGATGGCTCATATGATTCAAACAAACCTGTACTTTCTTTGTCAGATGAATTTGGAGATTTTGTTGGCTACGCTCAGGAATGGGCAAACCTTCAAAAGCTTGCCGCAGATAATGACTCTGGTAAGGGTAAGGCTCCAAAAGCAAAAGCACGTCTACGCAAACAGCAGCCAGCTAAGGGCTTCGCTCAAGAACCTGGCAGAAATAAAAAACTATCTCCTAAGGATCTATTAGAAAATAATGAAGGCTTCGAGCAAGCTCCTGGTGAGAAAGAGTACGACTATGGTGTTTTTGAATACGGTGATCCTAAATTCTACAATAATTTTGAATCATATTACGATCGACAAAAAGCTGTTCGATTTGGCGACGTAGAAGCACTACAAAAAAATCTGGAAAACAAGAAAAACGCAGCATATGAAAGCACCGAACTAAAAGATCGTGCAATTGCAAATGCGGAAGAGCTCGTATCAAAAGCTCAAAGAATATCCCCTAAAGATGTAGCTGAAATTCGCGCATATCGTGGAATTAATACTGGATCTATTGAGCAGATCCAGTCAGTACTCGACAATCCTGAATATGCGGCACATCATGATTATGCTAGTAAGCAGTTAGAAAAAGCAAAGGCATATGAAGCAGGGGAAGCTGATAGCCCGTACTGGACAAATAAAGAACTCGAGGATATTCAAAAATTAATGGATGAGTTTGGTTACGGCTTACCTAGAGGTGAATATTTAGGAGAAGAACCATATATATCTCTAGTAAAAGGCGATGACGCTGGAGACGCATGGGCTGAGCTAATTGTACGTGCAGATGGATCCGCAGACCTAGAAAACTTTTATGTTGCAAAGCGTTATGCAGCATCCTGGGATAGCCCAGCAGATGCTGACGTTAGAAGTGATGGAAATAGTATTCCAGCCGGTTCTAGCTTAGACGACTTAGCTGGACTGATGGATGAGGGTTATGAAAACTACGATAATTCTGATGATGAGCCAGACACATACGACGAGGATCGCGACAATCGCGATTTTTATGGCTATGATCAAGCACCTGGTGGGGAGAATATTAATCTTGACGATTTTGCAAAAAAGTATGATGCAGTAGAAGTTACCACCCCCGAAGATGCTGCCAAAGGCATTAGAAAATGGTCAGCTTATGGCCACGAGATTGTATATACGCCTTGGAGTGGACAAGAAAATAATCCTAACCCGAGTAATTTTGAAATAAATATTACCGAAGGAGAAAATGCTGGTAAAAGGTACTACAGTGGAGACACCATTGGTGTTGGTGTTTTAAGCAGTGAGTATGGTTATAACTTAAGATCCCAGAATGATATAGAAGGAATCTTTGCATTTCCAAAAAATAAAAAACGTGAAAAAGATGGCTTAGAACCACTTAAGTCAGATGTAAAAAAGGCTCGCGAGGCCAAAATTGAGCAAATTAAGTACAACCGTGGATTAAAAGCTAAAGTATTTACGTCTTTCAAGGATTTAGATGCAGAAGCAATGAAATCTTTGCTAGAGGACCCTGAATACGCTAAGTACCACGATGTAATCGCTGCTCAACTTAAAAAATATGACGACTATGAAAATGGGTCTTCTGAGAGTTCTTTTTATTCTGATGAAGAGTTAGCTGCTATTAAAAATCTTGCAGAGGAATACGGGTATTCAGGAGATGTATTCCCTGATGATGATGGTGTGATATTTCTAACATTAGGTAGTGAAGATAACTACAAGTACGCAGAACTAGAAATTTATCCTGGTGGAGCAGCCGAATTAACTCAATATACTGCCGGTAAATACAATCCTGGAGGCTGGGATGAGCCACCTAGTCAAGATGTAGACACTAGTTATGAGTCACTTCCTTTGGGCTCTTCCATGGACGATATTGCAGGTATATTTGGTGCTGGAGAGAGTGACTACGATCCACCAGAGCCACCAGAGGGTCCTGAAGACTGGGAAAGAGATGGCTTCTATCAAGCACCTGGCAATGAACCAGAAATTAATACCGTTGACGATCTTGTTAAGGCTTACGGAAAAGACTTCAAAGAAATAACGTCTGAATCCGATAAAGCAGCAGGAAAACGTGTTTGGTTCTACGAAGGTGACGCCGGTTCAGCTGAGATAACTCAGTATTCCGACGGTACTGTTGATGTTGTAGGTGGTAGTCTCGTTAAAAGTCCATTTGGTGGTGACAAAGAGCGCGAGTTTAGTGATGGCTATGACCCTAAAAACTATGGTGAAGGTGAAGACGGAAAAATAGGTGCGCTTGACGAAGCTTTTGGTAACGCTCAAGCTAAATCAAATGATCGGGATTACTATGACGTTGATGGCTTTGAAGGTTATGATCAAATGCCTGGTTTCAGTCAAGAACCGGGTGGAAAATCTTCTGACCCAGCAACCGATGCCCAGCGTGGATTCGTAGCTAACATCCTAGAAAAGCAGGGTGACAAACTTCCAGAAGAACTTCGTAAGTCTATGCAAGATATTCTTGCAAACAAAGAAGCAACTAAGGGCGAAATTGGTGCCGTAATTGGTGAGATGCGAAAGGCCGTTGACACCAACGTACCTTCAGATAGACAACTAGCGTCTATCCGCCGTGGTCTAATTTCTAAGGGTCTTCCTGCTAAAGAAGCCGCTGATCTAAGCAAGCGTCTTCCAAAGATGACCAAGGATGAAGCTTCAGATCTCATTACTCGTCTAAAGGGTATGCCAGACACCAACGGCTGGGAAGACGCAAGTCCAAACCTATTGAAGAAAAACTCTGAAGGTTTGATGATGCGTTACACACCTAAGGGCGATGGTACCTGGGACGTAACTCCAATTTCTCAGGATGGTGGCGAACTAGGTGCGTCATCAAACTTCAAGAGCATTGGTGCAGCAGAAAAGGCTGCAAATGACATTTCTCTAGCAGATCTTCCTGGTCAAGATGACATTGAAGGTTTTGCTCAAGCGCCTGGAGAAGATGAGCCTCTAAAATATAAGCTTCCAGTAGACGCATTTAAAGACGCCAACTGGTCTGCCGAAGCATTTAAGGACCGTACCTGGGTTTCTAGAGATGGAAGAATTAAGATTACTTACGTCCGAGACGCTGATGCTGGCTATTATGCAGATGATCCTGCAGTCGATACATCTTATCTAGAAGTATCTGTTGATGGGGAAAAATATACTATAGATCTAGAAGATGGACAGCCTGTTAGATACATCGATAGACCATACTCTCAACCAATCGAGCTCATGGATATTGACGACTATGCTGATGAAATTGAGAATGTAATCTCAAAGCACCTTAATAGCAGTCCTAAGCGACGTAACTTAGCCAAAGACTATTCTGGTGAACTTGACAGTAGTTTTGATTTTAGAGACGAGTGGAAGTCTAAGGACGGAAAACTTGAAATAAAATATGTAGACAAATCTGGTGATTATGACTATGAAACCAATAAAGGAGCTGCTTCTGCCTATGTAGAAGGTGGAGACTGGGAAGTTAGTTATGATGGAAAACCAATTGGCTACGTACAGAATTTTGTTTTAGTTGACGATAGTTCTCGATACCCAGACATGGAGCCTGAAGGTGTTGAAAGAGAAGCAGAAGAAATTGTTTCGGATCTTAAAGAACTTCTTAGAGGCGGACCGAATATCAAGTACGGTGAAAGAACCGATGATATCGAAGGATTCTCCCAATCAGCCGGCCAAGCTGGTGGAGTTGACGAGGCTCACATTGCCAACCTAAGCCACTGGTTCGGAGATCCTGAAGGCGGTAATGACGCTACCTACAAGTCTCCAGATGGAAGATTGACTCTTGAGTCAATGGCAGATGGAGAACCAGACATGGGATTTGGTGGTACAAACCTATCTCGTATTTCTGTATCTTACGATGGCGAATGGGTTGGTGAGCTTCCTTACATTGGTTGGGGCTACGATTCAGCAGACCTAGCAAAAGACGTAGGTGTTTTAGTTGACAAATTCCTAAAGAAGCAAACCGGTGGATTTGATCAAAAGCCTGGTGAGTCTTCAAATAAACGCGGAAAATTCCTTCTATATCCAGATAGTGATATTTTCTTTGCTGCTACTGCAGAAACAGAAGATGGTGGAATTGTACGTCTAGAAAAAGACAAGGGTATGATTACCCCTATCGCCTACAACCGTAATGGTGAAATTATGGGCCAGGGTGAACCTACAGATAATCTAGACAAGGCACTTGAAGACGGCGAACGTCTGTTCTCAGAACTTGAAGGAAACGCTAGAAAGTCTCCAGACGAGATGGGCGGTTTTGCTCAAGAACCTGGCGACGAGCCACCAGCCTGGACTAAAGACCCAGCTAGCTCCCTACAGTACAACAAGCTTCAGGGTATCTTAGATAACCAAGGTGAAAAACTTCCAACCGACGTTCGCGATATGGTTGAAGAAGCCGTTGCTAACAAGGCCCTAACCAAAGGCGAGATGGGCAAGCTTCTTGCTGAGGTTGGCAAGAGTGCAGATCTTTCAATTAGCTACACTCCTAAGATTGACCGTAAGGCAGCTGACAATCCTGATCTCTGGGATAGAAGCGGAAACTTTACTTCTGCAGACGGACGCCTAAAGGTAGTCGTAGAAGGAGATCCTGACGGTAATTTCCTTGTGGTCACCTTCGATGGTAAGCCTGTAGACATTGTTCCAGACTACGAAGATGAAATTAGACAAGCAATCGAAGACATTGATAAAGCTAACTTAGGGTTTGGTGACCCACTTAAGGCTAAACAAGACGCTGTTGAGGCTATTGATCGAGCTCTTAGAGACGCTAACGGAGAATCTCCTGCAGCTGGCTTCGCTCAAGCAACTGGCAAACCAGAAGTGTTACAGCCAACTAGCAATCGTGGTTACAGTACTAGTCCAACTTCTAACAAGCAAATTGAAGTCAACCCTACTGATGACGGTAAATGGGAAGTAAGCCACGCGTACAACCACATGGCACGCTCTGGAAATGAGTTTGCATTTGACGAAGGTTCTCAGAAGTTTGATTCTATAAAGCAAGCTCTTGTATTTGCTAACGAAAAACTAGACTACTACAACGGTGACAAGGTATTCTCAGATGCAGAAGATGCCGCCGCTGATCTTGAGTCCGGAGGTTTCGCTCAAGAACCTGGCAGAAAATATACTCCTATAAACAATTCCAAATTGATTACGAGTGACGACGGTTCTCTTAGCACTACTTTTGGTGAGCCAGGTCAAATTGAAGTCAACCCTACCAATGACGGTAAGTGGGAAGTAAACCACCAGTTCATTCACATGGACAAATCTAGAGGAGAGTTGCCGTTTGACGAAGGCTCTAAGACCTTCGACACTAAGGGAGAAGCTCTAGCATTTGCTAACGAAAAACTTAATTACTACAACAGTATGGAAGTAAATCAGGACGCAGAGGATTACGCTGCCGATCTTGATTACGGAGGCTTTGGTCAAGCACCTGGAAACGGACCAAGCCCAGAAGTTAGAGCAAAGAACAAAGCTCTAGCTAAGAGACTTGTTGAGAAGTATGCTTTTATTGAAGACGGCGGTCTAGACGAGGATGATGAAGACTACGAAGCTGCTCAGGAAATTAAAGAGCTAAATGAAAACTACCTAGACAATTTAGCTCGTACAAATCCTGCTGAATACTTCTACAAAATTGCGAATGCTGCTGAAGCTATAAATGCAAGCCCATCTGAGTTCAAACGTATGATTGAGAAACCTTATAACTATCATGACTATGTTCTTGACGCAGAAATGAACACCTGGGCTGAGGATCAGAACAATGATCACTGGCTAAACGAGATTGGTTTTGGCTCTGAAGGTGAAGGCTTTGCTCAACGTCCTGGTGGCGAAGAGCCAGCTAAAAACTATGCTTGGACAAACTATCCAAAGGGTAGAATTGATTTTACTCCTAAAGCAGCTAATAAGCCAATACGTGATAAAGTAAATCGAGCTGTCAAAGAAGCTGAAGATATTCTTCAGGGTAAAATTGATAAATCTGATAATAGAGATGAAATCCGAGATCTTCAACAACAAAAAGCTCAATTTGGTTGGGCTGCAAGATCTAAGCAATTTAAGTACCTTCCTCAAGATGGTGAACTTGCCGGCCTTGCATCTGACGTACAGAATGCCTGGGACGAGCAAGATAAAATTAACAAAGATCTTTTCTCAAAGAGCGAAGAAGATGCTAATAAAATTTTAAGTGCTCTTGGCGCAGAAGACGATGGTTATTTTGATTCGGAAAAACTTTCTGAACTTGCTGGTGACTATGACAATGAAGAACTTAGCGATCTAGTACAAAATGCTATGAGCTACAACGATGATTATCTAAATGGTCTCGCCGAAAGTGATCCATACAGCTATTACAATTTAATTGCTGATATGGCAGTTGCTAATGGGTACAACGGTAGAGAGATTAAGGGAGCTATTGAAAAACCTAGTCGCTACCATAGTGAAGTACTAGCTTATAAGCTATTCCTAGAAGCAGACAAAGAATCAGGCTTTGGACCTGGTGAATGGTTTGATACGATTGGTCTAAACAATGGTGAAGACTATGACTTCTTCCGTGAAGATAAGAGCGGTGGATTCGCCCAAGAACCAGGAACCGGTTCCGATCTATTAGAAGAGGACCCAAACGCTTTAGATCTTAAGTCTGTCGATAAAGTAGGAGGCGTAGTTTATAAAGATGCCAACGGTAACATATCTGACGTTAGGTATGGCGTCTATAAAAATGAAGACGGTACAGAATCTAACAGATGGTTTGCTAAATACGCTAATCCTGAAAATAGAAATGGACTAGGAAATACTACTAGTAAATCATTCAATAGTCCAGAGGCAGCCGAGAAATGGCTACGTAAGCAGATTGCTGACGGCAATAAGAAGCAAAACAAGGAAAAAACTGGAGGTTTGTCTGCTAAGCAGATGGAACCTGCAACTCCTGCTCAGTATGCTCTTCTACAAGAGTACGCTGATGAAAGAGTTCCAGCTGACGACCTAACTGCTCAGGCAATTACAGAAGCTCTTGCGAACAAGAACCTAACTAAGGCACAGATGAGTGCACTTATTGGCCCTATGCGTGATGCTCCGTTCAAACCGGGCGTCGACCCTAACAAGCCAAGCGACCGTGCTCTTCAGTCATTGAACAGCAAGCTTGTGACCAAGGACCTAACTCCAGAAGAAGTCAAGGACATCCTAGACAACCTACCAAACATGAACCGTGCTGAAGTAGATGCTCTAAACGACAAGCTTCGTAGAAAGAAGGATCGTCCAGAGACTATCGGCTTTGCTCAGGAGCCAGGCATTCCTGGAGAAGAGCAGTTCAACCGCGACCGTGCTGGTGACGACTTTACAGAAAGCGGACCTGCCGAAGTTGCTGGTGAGATGGATGCTTACTACAACTCTCTAAAGGGTGAGCGAATTGATGAGCTTGCAAGAAGACTTGACGCTGCAAATGAGGACACTTTCCTTATGTTAGACGGCGACAACTTGAGAGAAATGTTAGCAGAGTCAGATCCAGACAATCCAGACAATAAAAAATATGGTAAAGACTGGGCTGTAGAGCAGTCTTACATGTTTGCTTCCGATCTTCAAGATGTTGTATCTAGACTTAGAAGAGATAATTCTAGTGACTCTAGTTTGGCAGACGAGCTCGATAACCTGAGAGATCAAGTTATTAAGAGAATTGAAGATCGTGCTGGAATACGAGCAGCTCTTAGAGATCCTGACGATTTAAGAAACTTAGATCTATCTGACGTTGAAGATGAAATGGCTACTGCTAGAGAAATTTACTATTCAACAGATGCCGATAAGATTGCAGAAGCTGCAGATGATGGTTACTGGGGAGACTACAGAAGCGGTGGAGCAGAAATCAACATTGACAATGAGCCAAACGAGAATGGTAAGTACGAAGCTAGAATTACTTATGGTTCTGATAGCGGAGATTCTGCGTATGATAGGCAAGAGTTTGATGACCGCGATGACGCGATTGAGTGGGCAGCTAACGAAGCAGCTGACTATAACTCAAATCTATCTCAAAACTTCTCGGAAGCAAATCTAGAGAAAGAACTTTCAACAGCTATTGAAAATGGTACTGAGCAAGAGTTTATCGATAGAATGGCAAGGCTTTATGAGGACTTTGGTGATGCTAGAGTATCAGATGAGTTTAGATATGCTCTTAGTGATTTTGTAGATCGTGCTCAGAGAATTCTAGATAAGAAAAACCGTAAGAAAGATCAGGGTGGTTTCGCCCAAGAACCTGGCAGAAAAGGCACTCCAGTTAGGGATGACAAACTAAGTCAAAACAGCGATGGTGGTTATACTACAGACCCTTACTCTGACAGTCAGATTGAGGTCTGGTATAAGGGCGACGGTGAGTGGGAAGTAGATCACTCGTATCAATACATGGATAAAGATGCAGAATTCCAATATGACGAAGGTTCTCAGACTTTTGGTTCTAAAGAAGAAGCCCTAGCATTTGCTAATGAAAAGCTAGACTACTACAACAGCGATCTTGTTGATGAAGATGCTGAAAACAGCCGAGGTTATTATGATGATGTTAATGATGATTCTGACGGCTTTTCTCAAGAACCTGGCAACGCAGTTGTATCACCTAAGATGGGTGAGCCAGCTACTGACGCTCAGTATGACTACCTCAAGGAACTTGGTGGCAACAGAGACGGCATCGATCCAGAACTAGCTACTGCAATTCAAGATGCCCTATCAAGTAAAAACTTGACTAAGGCTCAGATGGGTGCAATGCTTGGACAACTTAGGGCTCTAAACCCTAAGGCTGGCGTCGACACCGGTAAGCCAACTCCTAGACAACTTAAGCGTGTCAAGGATCTGGCTAACTCTCTTGGTCTGACTTCTGCAGAGAAGCGTAAGCTTGGAATCACGAACCTGAACAGCAAGTCTGCTGACGAGATTCAAAGACTTATTGATACTCTAAAGCGTAGAGGTGCGAACTCCCCAAAAGCGTAACCCCCGAAAAGGGGGACCGTGGGTTCTCACAGACACCTAGTACAGAGGTAGATGCTGAATACAGTAAAAAGTATAATCCTAACCTACAAGATTATAAATCTGATGGAAAATCGGTAGTTCAGTACGTAAATACCAAAGCTCTAATTGGAGCTGAAGGTAATGAGATTCGTGAGCAGAGTACGGTAGACAGCATTGCCAAAGATCTAGAAGAAGGCATCGGCTTTAAAGAGCCAATTATAGTAGTGCTCAACCCTAAAAATGGTAAAGCATTTATTACTGAAGGTAACCATAGACTAGCCGCGGCTCGTAAAGCCGGAGTCGAGTATGTCCCAGTAAGAATTGTAAATTCTCAAGATTCTCCGGGAAATGAGACTCAACTTCGAAGAGTCGGAAAATATGTAGCTCCTAGAGAAAAGCTAGATAAAATTGCTGAAAATCAAGATACTATCTTGCCGAGAGATGTATTTTTTGATTCTGAGCTTCTTCCAGAAGACTCTGAAGGATTTGCACAAGCAGCTGGATCTGAAAGAGCCGGCAAGTTCAATGAAACAGCGGCGGAACGTAAGTTTGTAGATGCTACTACAGAGAAAGACGCTAAAAAAGACATTAGTCGTTGGACTCGTGAGGAAAACGGTCTAGTCACCGACATTTTGGAAAAGGGTGGCAGATTTACCGCTACTTTTAGCGACAAGCCTAAAGAAAAAGTAGATCTTGGAATTGACGCAAGTGAAGCTTTTAAAGAAGCTGAACGTCAAATCATGCTTAGAACCGCTGAGTTCGACACCGTTGATTACGACGGCTTTGCTCAAAAAGAAGGAAAATTTTCTAAACCTAGAAAACCTGGATTTAACAAGGTACAGGGAGATGTATTTGGAGACACTCCTATAACTCTATCTTCCGGAAACAAAATTAATCCAGGAGATTGGTATCCACTTGACAGATCTTATGAGTCGGGCACCGGGCTAGATGATTATGAAAAACATTTTGAGGGAGTCACTGGATTCACAGACTATCTCGGTGACGATATTGGTTTTGGTGAAGAACCTAGGCTAGAAAGATTTCCATCTAGGTACACTGGAGTAACTTTATTTGACATCACTGGTAAAGAAGAAGACAAAGATAAATTTATTTTTAGAACCGAAGAATTTAAAGATAACGACTACCCTGTTGAATTAGATGAAAATGGATTGTCTAAAGAAGAATACGAGATGCAAGAGGGAGATGATATTGGGTGGGAAGCTGTTGAAGCAGAGCGAATAGCTCCGGAATATGCAATTGTAACTAAAGAATCTTTAGAAAAAAGGCTTAATGCTGATCCAAAAAAACCTTTTGAAGGTGCTGAAATTGATGATTACGTGTCTTATGAAGACACTAGAGAATATACAAATAGTTCAAAATTTTTAAAATTACAAGCAGCTAGAGAGGATTTACGACAAAAACTACGTGAGCAAGCTGCCGAAGAAGATAAAAAATTAGAGTCTTCTAGAAAGTCTGTAGAGTCTTCAGACGGTAGCAGAACAGTAACACTGGAAAATAAAACTTTAAAACGTGGGGACAAGACTAAGTTTAATGTGTCTATTGACAGTGACACTCTTCCCCTAGGATTTCAGGATTTGAATAGATCAGTAACTAGCAGGTATGCAGAACCCGGTAAAGAAGTTCTTGGAAGTGATGAAGCAGAGTTTACAGGAATTACTCTTGATCAAGTAACCGGAAATCCATCCGACTCTAACACTGGACTGTATCGTATTAGTCTAAACGAATCTATTTTTGATGAAGATGCTGATGAAGAAGATGAAGAAAATGCAGATACGTTTGACGTAATTCAGGCTGGATACTATTTCCTATCTGACAACGATTTCTTTAAAATGAAGTCCGGAGATTTTGATTGGCGACAACTTAAAGCTAGAAAATCTACATTTACTCCACCAGCAGATCTGTCTAAAGGCTTATCTTCAAAAGATGTTATTACAAAAGATGAGTCAAGTGCTGCTAGAAAATATAGCACTCGTGCAGCTTATATACCTATAAATAAAGCATTAAGGACTGGTACACCTGTTCCTAAAGATCAAGAATCTGTAGTCCGTGGGCTAGACTCTTTAACTTCAAAAAATCCCCTAATAGCTTCTAGATTGTTTAGAGGAGAGTTTTTTAGTGATGGAAAAGTAGTTACACTTGGTGAATCTCGTAGGGGACTAGATGACTTTGAAAAAGCTAAAAAGGCTTTAGTCCCTGGAGCTGAATTTATTGACCCTGGCTTTATGTCAACTTCTACAGATTTAAACTCGATTGATTTATTTGTAAATCCTGTACAGGCACTCACCGGAAATCGACTTACTGGCAAATCAATAACATATGCACTTTCGCCTAAAGGATCTAAATTAACCGGATATTCTATGGGGTCTGCATTATCTAGATACGCTGAAGATGAAGTTATATTACCAAGAAATTCAAAATTTAAGGTTACTTCAGTTAAAGAAGATTCAAATGGAAACTTAACTGTAGAGCTCGACCTAGTAGAGACCCCTGACAACACTAAGTCAGATAACGTAGGTTTTGCACAAACTCCAGGTAAAAACACTCAAATACTTCCTGCTGGAGTAGATGAAGCTGGATTTGCTCAGCTTGGTGGAAAACAACCTAAGCGTCCTCACCGTATTTTAGAGGCTATAGCTTCGCTAAGCAACGCCCTAGGTCTATTTGACGAATGGAAGGGTAAGACCTCCAAGGTTCGTGAAGATGTAAACAACGTCGGCGAATTCGTAAACAACATGCGTTACGTCAAAGCCGATCTACAAAAAGCTATCGACAACTTGAAGAAGTCTAAGGGCGTTGAAGAGAAGATGGCTGCTATCTCTGAGCTATCTGCTGCAATTAAGAAAGCAAAACTTGCTGCAAGAATTGCTAAAGATCGTTGGAAGAAAAATCACCCAGAAGATCTAAAGCCAAAGAAACCAGCTACTCCAAAAGCTATTGAAGCTCCTACCGTTGATAAGGTTGCTAAAGACTTTACTGATAATTTAGATGCTGCAGACGCTGCACTAAAAGATGACAAAATTAGGGGCGGTGAAGATGTAGATGGCTTTGCTCAAACGCTTCCATCTGAAACCGTTCCAGCTAAAACTTTTGAAGAAAAGAAAGCTAAAGCCGTAGCTGATAATAAATCAGCTGCAGCCAAGATGCTTGACATTTTCCGTGAGCGTATTAAAAACCCTAGGCCATATCGTACAGGTGATTACGACAAACCATACTCTGAGTATCCTGCTGAAGACCCAATGTCTGCTCCGGTTAATCCTAGCAACATGCCATTCAACCCATCTTCAGAGCACCAATACAGTGGTATAAACCACCACGCACTTGCCGCAGCTGCAGCCGAGAGAGGATATACAGATCCAAGATGGATGTCTGTAGCTCAGGCTAAAAAAATGGGCGCAAAGATACGTGATGGTGAGCAGGGTGTTCGGATTATGACATTCCGCACTATTGAAAACGAGGATACCGGAGAACGTGTACTTGTTCAGACTCCTGTGACTGTGTTTAACGCAGCTCAGATGGATGGATTAGAGCCATACAACCCTAAGCAGCAGCAAAAAATGACAGCTTCTCAGGCTTTGGAATTCGTTCTTGGTAGATTTGCTGAAGCTGAAAAGAAGCGTGGTGGATCTGGAAGACTAAAGGTCTACGAAGATCTGATTGGTATTGAGACAAAAGAAGGACCTAATAAAGGAAAACCTATAACTCCATTCTGGTCTGTAAGTGAAGGTGTTGAATCAATTAGGCTTCCGGATAGAAGTAAGTACGATAGTCCGGAGGATTATCTATACAGTCTATTCCACGAACTTGCCCATGCTAGCGGAACTAGACGTAGACTTGGAAGAGAAGGCCATCTTGCTGGAAGAGGTGTTACCGATCCGCAAAGAGCTAGGGAAGAAGCTGTGGCTGAAATTGCATCACAGCTGTTACTACAGCGTCTAGGAATTAACCATGATCCAAATAGAACAGCTGAGTACCTAAAATCTCACCGCTTAAGTGACGCTGAAATAACTAAAGCTATGGCCGAAGCAGAGATAGCTGTAGATTTTGTACTAGGTAATGATGTTCTTCCTCCATGGATTAACAGCTCTGTTGACATGATGGAGCAGGCTGGTGTTCCAGGATATCCTGGCCCACGTAGCTGGAACCCTGACACGAACTTAAGACCAGAGGATGCTCCTTCTGCTTATCCGCCTGGAACCCCGGGATCTGATGAAAACCCAGAAATAACTGGCTTTGCTCAAAAGCCTGGTGGTAAGAGTCGTACTGGTAAGAAAGTCGTTTCTGACAGCAAAACTGCCACAGAAAAAGTTATGGCCGGCCTGTTTGAAAAGATTAAGCAGGGCGAGACTCCTTGGCGTAAACCTTATAAAGAAGGCGAAAAGTACGCTGGTATGGGTCTGCCTAGAAACCCATCTTCTAAGCATATCTACTCTGGTGTTAACGCAATGGCACTTAGATTTGCTCAAGAAGAAAACGGGTACAGCGATCCTAGATGGATGACCTATAAGCAGGCAGAGCAGATGGGTGGTCAAGTCCGTAAGGGTGAGAAGGGTACATTCATTCTTGTTCCTATGCGTATAGTCCAAAAGGATGAGAAAGACCCAAATAAGACTAGATCATTCACCATGTTCAAAGCTATGGCAGTATTCAATGCTGAACAGATTGATGGTCTAAACTTGCCTGATCTTTCTACAGAATCTCTTCCTAAGATGACTCCACTGGATGCACAAGAGTTTATTGTTGAAAGATACAAGAAAGCTATGGCCGCTAGAACTGGAAAAGCACCTAACGTCACTCACAAGTACGTTGGAGTTGGCGGTGCTCACCAAGCACCAAGCTGGGGAACTATCTCTGACCAAGTGACCCTTCCTAATCTAGAGCAGTTTGAATCTCCTGAAGATCTGTTTGATACCATTGCCCATGAGCTGGTACACAGCACTGGTCATCCAAATCGCTTAGATAGATCAGATCTAACTAAAGACTATGAAACAGATCTAGAGTCCAGAGCTAGAGAAGAACTTATTGCTGAAATTGGAGCCGCTCTTCTAGGTAATATGTTTGGCGTTGATGCAGTATTTGATAATAGTGCAGCTTACGTTCAAAGTTGGCTAAAGCACCTAAAATCTAACCCAGATGAGATCATTAGCGCAACTAGCCAGGCTCAAAAAGCTGTAGACTATATTCTTGGGACAGAGCTCGGAGACTGGAGCCCTCTGGACGGATATAGTATTGGAAACGCTGTTCAAAAATCTACTGATGAATCCAAAGATGAGGAGTAAAAATGGCTGAAAAAGAAATGCCAGAAGACCCAGATATGCCTAAGCAATACACAGAAGATGACCCAGAATACTGGGCTCTTATGGCTAGAATCATTGGAAATCCGGTTCCGGATTATGAAGACGACTCCGATGAAGTTGATGAAAACGGCGTCTACCGTGGTAAACCAGAATAGTCACTTTTACAATAGAAGTGTACAATAAATATAAATACTATCAACAGCAGGACTTTTAGATGATCACATTAATCGGCCAATCTGGGTCTCAGCTCCTATTTACGAGCGACCATCATGGTGTAGTTGTCGATACTGACTTCAACATGGTTGTTGAGTCAGGTGTTCCCGAGGAGTTATTTTCTTCTAGAAAATGGGAAAAAGCCGATCGGAATCTTTACTCAAATGAAGCATCTCTTGCTAATATAGCACTCCAAACTTTAGATGCAAAATCTATAACAGCTGCTGCTGGACGTATGTATACAATTCCTAAAGCTGCTCAGGCTGAAGCTAAAAAAGCACTTGAGTGGCGTAAAGAGCACAAGCGTGGCGGCACTCCTGTTGGCCTTAACACTGCTCGTATCTTGGCTCGCGGCGGACAGATAGGTCTACAAAAAGTCCGCCATATAGCAAAATATTTCCCGCGTCACGAAGTTGACAAAAAGGGTAAGGGTTGGAAGCCTGGCCAAGACAACTTCCCTTCTAACGGACGAATAGCGTGGGCGCTGTGGGGCGGGGATTCCGCTTGGCGTTGGGCCGCTGACATTGTAGAGCACGCAGATCCTAAAGCTATGAAAGCTGATGGATACTTAATGTCTCAAAATCCAGTTGATCCATTTAAAAATGCTTTTGACTTGGAAGAAAATTATGGCCCAGAATTTATGGCTAGAGTTTGTTTGGATGGGTCTGGATTAGATCGTCTATACAAAGTTGACATTGATGGGCAAGTCTACGTTTGGGATAACGACTGCTGGGATGACATGGGTAATGTTGACCACGATGTTTGGGACTATGACGAGCAGCTTGACTTTGAAGATGACGGCATAGAAAAAAGTCATATATTAATAGATCCTTCGTCTGCTGTACTGATGGCAGCAAGACTTGCAAGTAGTCCTTATGGAAAAGTTTCTGTTTTTGACCTAGATAAAGACGAAGCTATGCTAGCTGCCCGATCAATTCCAGAAGAAGACTGGGAGATGATTGATCTTGGTATGGTTGCTGCTGGAGAAGGCGGTATGGGTACGCCTGGCTATACTTCAAAAGAACGTTCGGCAAATGTTGCAAAACAACCTAGGGCTGCTGGTGGAAGATTTGGTAGCAAAGGCAATACTGGAAAAACTACTGCTGGAAAGCAAAGTGTTGCACCAGGACAGCAAGGTGCAACACCTCAGGGTGCTGAAGCTTCCAAAGGTAAGCCTGGGGGAATTAGTCTAGAAGAGCAAAGAAAGAGAGCCGAATCTGGGCTACCTCCACAAGAAATACTTGAAGGTCCCCTAGATACTTCTGGAATTCTTGGTGAACCTCGTACTCCAATAGATAGACCAAACGCTAGAATTTCTGGCACACTTCCTGCAATGACTAAGGAAGATCTACACCAAGTTCTTTATGACTTCCCGGCTTGGGTACAAAGCCAACGTGCTTCTTATTCTCCAGGAGACTACAAAACTCCTATGACAAGTGCTGGAGATGAAAAAGAAGAGCGAATAGAATCTTATGATCACCCGCTTCTAAAAAAGTGGCGTGCTTCAAAACAACGCGATGAGATGCAACCAGAGACTGACAATAACTGGGCATCTCCTGTTGTTGCTTCTGCAATGGTTGCAGCACCTAATACTCCAGCTGAAATAGCTGAAGCTCAAAAGCCTGCAACTGATGCGGTAACAGAAACTCAAAAAGACGAGGCTAAGCCAGAAGGCGCACCTAAAAGTAGTCCAACCCCAAAAGATCCAGGAAAGCCAGTCCAGCTAACTCCTGAAACTTCTGACGTTCAGCCTCTATATTTTGCTATTGTTGCTCCGGACGACCCTCAGGCTGTGCTAGATCTTGTAAGTATGGTGCCAGCTAGCTCAACGTCTACGGCTCCTATGATTTACCGTCGTTTAGATAAGAAGTGGGTTCGTGACGAAAAAACTCTTTCTGATCTTAAGTCAGCAACTCCACCACCTGTAGTCCCACTTGATTCCGCAACTTTAAATGATGTTCTAAAGCAAGTAGATGGAATCACTGCCTCTGCAGCGTATCTTCAATACGAGATGATGGTTCTTTGGGGTCCTAGAGAAGAAATTCTTGTTGCAGCCGGTGGCTTAGATCGCAACCGTGGTAACGCAGAAGAATTACGCCGCTACTGGACTGTTGGTAAGGGTGGTCTAAAGATTAGATGGAACACCAAGGGTGACTGGACTCGTTGCGTAAGACAACTTGAAAAATACCTAGGCCCACGTGCTAAAGGTTACTGTGCTCTACGCCACAAAGAAATGACTGGCATGTGGACCGGAGACAAGCGTCATAGAGAGATGTATGGTAGAAAAGGCCGTGGCGGTAACAAAGCTATGTTTAGTAGCGATGTCATTAAATCAAGCGAGATGGTTATAAACTCGTTAGAACTTTTAGCCCGATCAAACAACGCTAAACAAAGACTTGGACTTCTTGCGGCTGCTCCTTTAGTAGCGGGCGGAAGTGGGTCATCATTTAGAATTCCGCTAGTTATTCCTGAAGGAAAAGAGACTGGAGACGGGCGTACTTTCCGTAAAGGTTCTATAACTATGCGTGAGCTGCCACTTCCTTTGCTGTGGCAAGTTAGAACTTCAGATGGACACAATGGGTCCGTCGTAGTCGGTCGTATTGACCGAATGGAGCGTACAGAAGAAGGTATTGGAAACGCGTTTGGCGTATTTGATACCGGCGAGTACGGGCGTGAAGCCGAACGTCTGGTTCGCAACGGATTTATCCGTGGCGTATCAGCCGATATGGATCAGTTTGAAGCTGAAGAAGAGAAAAAGAAATCGGACTCTAAAGCTAAGACTGAGAACGACATCGATATCGATGACGACAAAAAAGTTGGTGGAGACAAACTCACTATCAACAAAGCTCGGGTAATGGCAATCACTATGGTGCCAAAGCCCGCGTTCCAAGAATGCAAGATCTTCCTATTAGAGGAAGCAAACCCCCAGGAGGAAAGTATGATTCCAAAAGATGGAATTTATGCCGAAGACCTGGATTCTCCAGAATCAGCATCGCTTGTTGCATGCGCTGTAGTTGCTGGAGCTATCCCGGTTGTGCCACCTGCTGAATGGTTTAACAATCCTAAGCTAAGTAAACCTACCCCTATCACCGTTACTGACGATGGTAGAGTCTTTGGTCACATTGCAGCTTGGAACGTTGATCATATCGGTTTGGTAGCCGGCACCAAACCTCCCCGTAGCAAGAGTAACTACTCTTACTTCCACACTGGCGTTGTTCGCACTGCCAATGGTAAGGATGTACCAGTAGGTCAACTCACGCTTGCGGGAGGCCATGCCCCACTAGAAGCTAGCGCACTAGACGCCGTTAAGCACTACGACGACACTGCATCAGCAATTGCTGACGTACATGCCGGAGAAGATGCACATGGTATCTGGGTCGCCGGTGGACTTCGCCCATCCGCAACCCCTGAGCAAGTACGTGCACTTCGTGCATCTGCTCCTTCAGGTGACTGGCGTCCAATCCGTGGCTCACTTGAGCTTGTAGCTGTCTGCCAGGTTAATGTTCCTGGCTTCCCAATCGCCCGTGCCCGTGTCGCATCAGGTGCTGTAATGGCCCTTGTTGCAGCTGGTGCTCGCCCTCTAGCTGAACTAAAAGCTTCTGAACTTTATGGTCCAGATGCTCAGGTTGCCGCAGCTAAAGCTAGGTTTGACGCATTCCGTAGCGAAAGAGCAGCTGTTCTTTCCGCCAGGAGTGCTGAATTGTCAAACAAGGTTTATGGTTACGTTGACAACTTTGCTATTACCAAGGCAGAGCGCGATGCAGCCGTAAAGAAGCGTCAGGCTCTTCCAGACGGAGCATATCCTATTCGTAATGAAGAGGATCTGAAGAATGCTATTCAAGCATTCGGCCGTGCAAAAGAATCTGAAAGAAACAAGGTTCGTCGCCACATTATGCGTCGTGCTAAGGCTCTTGGCAAAACAGATCTAATCCCAGAGAAGTGGCACAAGCAACACGTTGCTTCTACTTCAGAGTCAATCACAGCTTCAACCCAGCCGAATGAACTTCGTGCTCGTGTTGCAGCGGCTGTGGAGGCCCTGGGAAAAACTGATGCGGTTGGTCCTGTAAATCCTCTCCCTACTGTTCCTGTTAAGGCAGATAAACCTCTCGGGGTTCAGCCTAAAGACAAGCCAGTAATGGAGAAGCAACCAGTGGATGAGCGTCTTACTCAAGAAGAAATTGAGCAGAAGGTTATTGAAGAAGTTAAAAAAGACTCCGACATAAGCCCTTATGCTCAAGATGGAGATAAGTACGTCCCTGGTAAGAACCAACCGCGAGACGAGTATGGAAAGTTCCGTAAGGTACTAGCCAGACTAAAACTTAACCTAGGTGTTGCTGGTCTAGAGAGTGTAGCTAGAAAAGTGGCTCAGGCAGAAGGTTATACAGAAATTGGTGACTATGGTACGGCTGCTAAAGCCGCGTCAGATCTCATTGGAACTGTTGATCGTCTTGACACTGGAGCCTTAAATGCTAAATCTCTAGAAAACATACGTTTAACTACGCAAGAACTAGGTAAAACAATTGCCAACCTGCCACTACCATTTAAGGATCCAAACGCGAAACTTAGATATAGTGACCTCCCCCCTGTTCTGAAAGATCTACTTGATGATATGACAAGCAGGGTTGAGCAAAAGATTGGTTCAAAGGACGCGGATATCGCTACCCAAGAAATTCGCTCCTTTAAGTCAGGATCTAAGCTATTTGGACAATCTGATATATCCAGAGAGTTCAACAAGCTTCTAAGGCTTCTGACCTAAATAATAAACAACTAAAAAACAGGGTAAAATAAGTCTGGGTAGAGTGCCTGCCGCATGGTGCGGTAAGTCCCTTTGCTTTGGACCGAACAGCAAGATGTGTGAAATACACACATCTAAACAACTATCCTAGGAGGATACGTGGACCACATTAAATCTCAGGTCGATGGACTGGCAGAGCTAAGCGACGAGCAAGTTGCCGCTCTACAGGAATCAATCGTCCGTGAATTCGAATTGGTCGAAGGTAAAGAAACTACTCCTGAGGTTGTTGACGCTATGACGTCACTTGCCGACATGTTGGACACCGTACGCGGTGAAACCAGTCGTCGCGAGGCCGCTAAAGAAGAGCTTGCTGCTCGTGCTGCCGAAGCGACTATGCGTGTTACTGGCGAGGACGGGGAGGCTCCAGTTGGCGATATGCCAGTTGAAGAAGCTCCAGCTGAAGAAACCCCAATGGAGGAAGCTCCAGTGGAGGAAGTCGTAGAGACTCCAGCTCAAGAGGACGAGGAAAAGAAGAAGGCTTACTCAGCCGAAACCTCGGACGCATCAATGACTCAGGTTGAAGGATCTGAACTATCAACCGAAGAACCCCAAACAACCACTACCGCTGACGAAGTTCAGCAGGAAGAGCAGGCCCCAGTGACCGCAGCAGCAGAACAGCCTTTCGAGGCCCCAGCTGATCGCCAGCCTGTAATCGAAGTTAAGGAAGCTCCAGTAACTATTACTGCTGGTGCTGACATTCCTGGTTACAGCGCAGGATCAACCATTGCTGACATGAGCGAAGTAGCAGTAGCTATGGAGAAGAGAATTCATTCTCTACGTCGTGTCAACGGTGGAGACGGAGAGCAGCACATCGTTGCATCCGTAACAACCGAATACCCAGAGGCTCGTACTCTAACTACCGATGCAGAAGCTAACGCTTTGAAGATCGCTGCAGTTGCAGGACCTGAGGCACTTGTTGCTTCTGGTGGTCACGCAGCTCCGTTCGAGGTTAAGTATGACATCTACTCGATCGGTTCAACCAACGTTCGTCCTCTACGCGATGCTCTGCCTCGCTTCCAGGCTGACCGTGGTGGTATCCGTTTCGTTACTCCACCTTCATTCGCAGCTGGCACTTATGCTAACGCTGTTGGTGTATGGACTGCAACAAACGACTCAGCTACTACTCCAAGCCCAGCCACCAAGACCAGCTTGACTGTTTCAGCTGCTGCTGAAAACACCAAGTCAACTGACGCTGTAACCCTACAGCTACAGTTCGGTAACTTGATGACTCGTGCTTACCCAGAGTTGATCGCTCGTCACAACGAGTTGGCTCTAGTACAGCACGCTCGTGAAGCTGAGCAGAACCTACTCAGCCAGCTAACCAACGGTTCTACTGCTGTTACTACCACTAACCTAATTGGTTTTGGTCGTGACTTCCTAGTACAGATCCGTCGTGCAGCTGTTGCTTACCGTAACCGTCACCGCATCGACCCAAACACCCAGCTTCAGGCTTTCATTCCTGAGTGGGTATACGATGCAATGGCAGCTGACCTAACCTTGGCAATGCCAGGTGATGGCACTCTATCAGTTTCTAAGTCAGAAATTGATGGTTACCTATCGCACAGCAACGTAACTCTAGTATCATCTCCAGACATGACCGTCTTCGGTTCACAGAGTGCTGCCGCACTTCTTGAGTTCCCAGACGAGTTTGACTGGTACCTATTCGCCGAGGGTACATTCTTGTTCCTTGACGGTGGAACTTTGGACCTTGGAATCATTCGTGACAGCACTCTTGTTGGCACAAACGACTACAAGATGTTCATTGAAACATTCGAGGCTGTTGCAAAGGTTGGTATTGAGTCTCTCAAGATCACCTCAACCATCAGCATCAACGGTGTAGCCGCAGCTCTGCGCGACACCACTGGCAGCACTGCCGCAGCTACTATCGAGCTTTAATCGATAAACCCCTAGTTGTTGGGGTGGCCCGTCAAAAGGCCGCCCCAGTAACTGGACTACAGACTTTAAATTAAGGATTAAGAATGGCTCTTCCTAAGAATGGCGTTGCAGAGGCAGGAAAAATTGTGCCCTCCGCTTTTGGCTTACTTGCCGTAGTAAAGCCAGAGAATTCAGCAGATGAGGATCGCTGGATTCGTGGATTCTCTCAGGAGTATGAAACTACTGTAGATACCCTAAAGAACTGGGATGATACAGATACCACCAGCTATACACTTGTAAACAACGCGACTGTAAATTACTACGACGAAATCAAGCCGTTCTTCATTGAGCTAGAAGAAGTTAGATCTACTTTAGGTTTTTCAGGAATAGATCGTGTTGCTCGTCTAAAGCGTCAGCTAGAGGGCGTAACGCAGAAAGCTTTAGAGCGAGAGTTATGGCACGGAGACATCCGTATTGGTGAAAGTCATGACAACAAAGCTTTAATTGATGGGGCAACAGTTCTTAACTCTGGAGCCGCACTTTCACCAAAGCGTGCACTTGCTCTACTAGAGCACTCAATTGCTACTGTCTCTCACGGCGGTGAGCAGGGGATTATCCACGCTACTCGCGACGTTGTTGCTCTTCTGTCGAGCAACTCAAATATGCTTTTCCACGAGAAAGATAAGGACCACCTACAAACCATGGGTGGTACTCCAGTTATCGTTGGAAGTGGTTACACAGGTCAAGGACCGCTCAGCGTTACTGACGGGACACAGACTGCATCAGCCACAAACAAATGGATTTACGCCACCGGCACTGTTCGAGTTTACTTGGGCAAGATCGATGTTGTAAACGACAACTTGGCCCAGGCTTATGATGTCGCAGGAAACCAAAATGACATGAGGCTAAAAGCAATTCGCCCAGCGGCGGTTTACTTTGGAACCTCGATACACCTTGCTGTTCGCGTCGACTTGACCGCAGCATAACCAACAACTCAATCAATTAAGTAAGAAGGAGAAAAGGCAATGCCTACTCAAGATTATGCAGCCAGCATCCAAGGTGTGTCAATCCGTGTCACCCGCTTGGACGCATCTGGCAACTTGATGACGGGTCCGGGTGACAGCTACGTAACGTCTGCTTTCATGCGCCTGTCATTTACACCTGAATACGAAGAAGGTGACGAGATCACTGAGAAGTCCGCTAACGGTACTGTTTGCGTAACTTACAAGTCTCCAGACACCCTAAAGCGTATCACTATGGAACTTGCGATTTGTGAGCCAGACCCAGAGCTAACCTCTCTGCTATCTGGTGGTCTACTACTTCGTAAGAACCTAGGAACCTTTGCATCAGCTAACAACCAGTCAATCGGTTGGGCAGCTCCAGGCGTTGGAGATGACCCAGCAGGTAACGGTGTTGCCATTGAAGCTTGGTCATGGGCTATCAAGAACGGTAAGAAGTCTGGAACTCTTCCTTACTTCTACTGGGTATTCCCATACGTTAAGCTACGTCAGTCAGGCGACCGCGTTATTGAAAACGGTCTACTAGCCAACACCTTTGAAGGTTATGGTCTAGGAAACCCTACTTTTGCATCCGGTATTGACGGCCGTTGGGAGTTCCCAACTGCAGCTGAGCGTCCATACGCTTATGCACGTTCAGCCTGGGCTCCAGTAGGTCTTAATGGATTCTACACTTGGAACTACGCTGGTGAAGGCGGTGCCGAACTTGGTGCTCCAAACTACCGTGCTGTCGAGTCGCTTGATGGTATTAACTACAAACTATCGACTGTGGCAATTACTACTGCTGGTGCGATCACTTTGGCTACTACAGAAAGCCACACTTACAGTGTTGGTGACAGCCTAACGGTAGCTAACGCAGACGCAACTTACCTAGTAACTAATAAAGCTGCTACCACTTCTACCGTAACGCTAACTCTTGCAGCTGGCCACGGTGTAGTAGTTGGTGACAAAATTGTTGTTTCTATTGGTGACAGCGCATTTGATGGTACTTACGGTGTAGCTACAGTGTCAACTAACGACATCACCTACGCTAAGACCAATGCTGCTGCTGTAACTAGCGTTGCAGTTAACAGCTCGTCTGCTGTAGTTACTCGTAGCATCTTCAACGGTACATTCACTGCTCTTGCAGGTACAACTGGAACTAGCGTTGCTGTTGCTCGTCGTGCTGCAATTACATCATGTACTGCTGCTGGTACTACAGCTACCTACACCGCTGCAGCCCATGGTCTAGTTACTGGTCAACTTGTTACTGTTACCGGATTCGTAACTAACGCAGCATTCAACATAACTGCTGCAGCCATTACTGTGACTGGTGTTAATACCTTTACTGCAACCATTTCGAGCACTACTGCTACTGAAACAATTGCAGCTACTGCACAGGTAACACGTGGAAGTGCGATCACTACCCTCAGTGCTCTATTTGGTGCTAGTGTGTCATCGGCTGCTGCAGGTACTGCATCAACCACTGGATTCAACGTCCCAGGTAACGTCAACTACAACCCTGACCTACCTCTTGACCGCGTAATCAAGTCAAACGAGGACCCAACCTCTTAATAAACGGTTAGGAACGGGCGGCGCGTTACAGTGATATTCACAAAACGCGTCGCCCGCTTCACTAAGGAGAATATTCAATGACAGCTTTATGGGTAGAACCAGCCGATCTAGGTTACTACGCAAGTACTGAGTTTGCTCAGGAAGCCTGCGAAGTTGCATCGTATTTGATGTGGACTATGTCAGGCCGTAAATATACTGGCGAAGTCACTGTCACTGAAAGATACGTCTGTGCTAAGCGTGCGTATCGTATGGGTCCTTCTTCTAAAAACTACTATGCCACTTTAATTTCTGGTGAAGTTTACAATATTCCGATTACTGATTTTCAAGAATATGCTGAATTGGTATCGGATGGTCTCTCTCCCGAGTCACGCATAAAATTACGTGGCAGACCGGTAACAAAGGTGCACTCAGTTCGTATTAGAACTGGAGATATCCTGAGTGAGGATAGTTACTATTTGGTAGATCACTCGACACTTCAAGCTGCAGCTGGAGTCCCCTGGACTCCCTGCAACGTTGAAGTTACTTACACTTATGGATCACCAATTCCTACTGCTGGAAAAATGGCTGCTCGCACGTTGGCTATTGAGCTTGCCAAGCTGTGGGCTGGCGATGACGACTGCATGCTGCCTCAGCGTATTACTTCTATTTCTCGGCAAGGTGTGTCTTATACACTGCTCGACAGCCAAGATTTTATTGAAGATGTAAGAACTGGTTTATATGTAGTAGATCTATTCTTAAAGTCTATAAATCCAGACAAAGCTAGAGCCAAGGCTAGAGTATTTAGCCCTGATGTTCCTAGAGGTCGTAGGTATACCAGAAAAGATCTAGTCCTTGCAACAAATGCAGACACAGATATAAACGTAATTAGAGAAGCAACTACAACTTGGACATCTGCTGGAAAAGCAAGCGTAGATGTAAGCTTGTTCTTTGATGAACCGGACTGGATACCAAGTGTAGTTTTAAGAAGCTACTCTGGGTCTAAAACTGTAGAAATATCTGCTTCTGACATCACACTAAATAACGGTGCGCAAACCGTATCTTTCCCAGTCACATACAAAAACGCATGGGGTGCGTTAGGTATGGTAGACCCGGGTACATGGACTCTATACGCTACTAAAACCATTGCTGGTGTAGAAACCGTATCAGAGATTGAGACTGGAAACCTCCAGATCAAGTTATATAGCTAAGAAAGTAGGACAGTATGTCAGTTCAGACAAACTTCCGTGCTGTCGACATGCTCGGCGGTGTGAAGGCTGCAGAAGTTGTAGTTGCTCCTAAAAAAGTAACTCCAAAGCCAGCTTCTAAAAAGGTTGAAGAGCCAGTGGCCGTAGTTGAGCCAGAGGTTGTAGTCGAACCTGTAGTAGAAGAGCCAGCTGTAGTCGTAGCAGATGACGAGGAAGTAGCAGAGTAACAAATGGCATTAGCGGTAGATATATCAAACGTTTCTGAAGACGCGCTTGCGTTAAAAGAAATGCTAGATGGTGTTGTTGAACGAGTGGCTACTATATACCAGTCGTATAACGTACCCCTACCCGCTAGACGCTATTGGACCTTTGGTACTCCAATTGTCGATTGCGAACAAATGGTGGTGGCCGTGCAACAACTTTATTTAGGCCCTCCTGGTGATCAAGCAAGTAGGCCCCAGCGTTGTAATACAACCAGGACTGTTGTTATGAATATCATGATTGCACGCGCCGTCCCCATTGTTGGACAAAACGGACGTCCACCAACAGCAGAGCAGATCGAGAAGTCTGGTCACATTTCTGCGGTTGATTCGTGGGTTCTTATGCAAAGTATTAATTTATTAGATCAGTGGGATGAGACTGGTTTTGGTGTTGGCGTTATTGCTACATTGGAGGCTCCGTCAGCTGAAGGTGGCTACCAAGTAATAAACCTTCAGGTGACAATGGCGGTTCCATAAAATGCCATATTACATAATACCTGACAGCTGGCTTACGTACAGCCTGGGTCAAAGTAAAAGGATTGCTAAAAGAACTATTGCTAGGGGTAAAGGTTTTGGCGGCAATCCAGTTTCTAGGGGTTCTAGATCTGTATCGACCGGAATTACATATTCATTTAAAGATGTAATTTTTTATGAGCCTGTAATTCAAACATTTTTGCACGCACCGAATGGTGCTGTTGGCCGTTGGCTAACAGTACAAGGAACTAAAGTTGTTGCCGGTGCAAAGGCCCAGGTGGGTGTCAGAACCGGTCGGCTTAGAGAGTCTATTAGAATTCAAGACCATAGGCCAATGGTTGGTGGGCAAATAATGAAAATTGGGTCAACAGTCAATTACGCCTACGTCCATCACGAGGGTATGAAACCTAGGATTATCACTCCAAAAGGTACAACTAAAACCCTTCGGTTCAGGACGGGTGCCCGTATTATCTATAGCAAACGTGTGGTTCACCCTGGATTTAAGCCAAATAGGTATTTGAAAGATAGCCTAAGATTAATAGATGGAGTTAAATAACTTTAACTTCATGTCCACATTCAATACTAAATTAAGGATACTGTAATTATGGCCAGATTCAAGGACTTTGGTGGATCAGTAGATTCAAATGCTGAACCAGTAAAATTCAAACTTTTCAACGAAGAGTTCACTTGTGTTACTCAACTTCAGGGCAAGGTTTTGTTAGACCTTGTTGCTGATTCAGGATCAGAAGATCCAGCAAAAACTGCAGCAGTTATGACCAAGTTCTTCAAGACCGTTCTGCTTGACGAAAGCTACGAACGTTTTGATGCACTTCTAAATGACAAGGAAAAAATTGTTCCTGTGGAGACTTTAGCCGAGATCGTCTCATGGCTGATTGAGGAATACTCAGACCGCCCGATAGAGCGGCCATAGGGTTAATCGAGTGGGGGCTCGACTTATGGCCGTATGTAAACGGTAAGTGCATATTTAACGGAATTAGACTAGAAAGTTTGGAGGCATCTGACATGCTAGACGTACTCCATTATCTGCTAGAAGATGCTTTTGATGTAAGTTCCGCAGAGCAATCTCAGGCAAGAGATCAACTAAGAACTACCCTCTACAAAGATTTCTACAATAAATCTTATAAATATGCTGCTAAAAAGAAAAATGCTGGCTTTGATACAGCTAGCGGGGTAGATGATCTTCAGTTTGCTGAAGAGTCATCGTTTTCTACAAAAGATGATGATTCTGATATTAAACCGTTTAACCCTAGATACAAAGAACCAGTTAAGGCCTACACTCCTCCAACTGAAGTAGGCCCGAATTTAGACGATCCGTTTAACGGAATACTAGATGCGCCAATAGGGTAGGTGATGATAAATGGCAGTCGTAGGTGAAGCTCACGTCATAGTCCGTGCGATAACAAACCGTGTAAAAGGTGACATTCGTAATGGATTTAGAGGGTCTGAAAGACTTGGCTCTGAAGCCGGTCAAAAGATAAGTGGTGCTTTTTCTAGAGCGTTTAACGCGGCTAAGCAAGACGGAGTATCTTTCTTTGGCCGAGTTTCTAAAGGACTAGAAGCTTTACGTCCGGGGTCTAAGCAAGCCTACGACGCCTTTGCATCTCTACAACGTAAGTTTTATGGTTTTGGAACCATACTTGGCGGTTTAATTGGTGGTATCGGATCTCTAGGTAACGCCATACTTGCTTTAGCTGGTGCATTAGCTGGAGCAGCACCATCCATGATAGCTCTTGGTGGGGCTATGGTTGCACTAAAACTTGGTGGCATGGTTGGTAAATTTGCTCTAAAAGGTGTAACCGAAGCTGCTGCTGCTTTAACCAAGGAACAAAAAGGACTTGGTAAAACTGCCAGAGAGATATCTGAAGACTTACAGCAATTAGCATTTGATGCTGAAGAAGCAGCTTTAAGCGAGCTTCGTGCTGGTATGTCTCTAGAGGAAGCTAGAGAACGTCTTGCAATGGTTCAGGATTTGCCGCCTAACTCTAGAGTTAGACGTGAAGCAGAACTTGCTTATGCTGAAGCAGATCTTAATATGCGTCGAGCAATTGATCGCAATAAAGATTTACAGGAGCAGCAGGCTAAGGGGTCTGCTGGATTTGGTAGAACTCCTATAGAACAAGCCATGGTTGGCTTGAATATATATCAAAAAAACTTTGCTAAATTCTTAGCCGGCCTATCTAAAAACATGACAAGACTACGTCTTGTTGCTGCTAAGGGATTGCTCCCACCTCTACAAAATGCTTTAGGTTTAATAGTAAAACGTGGTATGCCGGTCTTTGAAAAAGGTGTATCGTCTATTGCTATAGCAATGGGTAAAGCTGCAAGATCTTTTGCTCACATTATTACAAGTGCGCAGAATCTAAAAGCCGTCAACTCTGTTATGCAAATGTCTGCTCACTTTATAGAGCAAATGGGCAAGCCTTTAGGAAACATATTTGCAATTCTAGTTCTACTGCTCAAGCAAGCCGCGCCTTTGCTGAGCATGTTTACCAAGTTCTTAAACAAAAAAACTAAAGGATTTTTAGCCGATCTTAGACTAAAAGAGTCTACCGGAGAGCTTAGAAAGTTTTTCTTACAAGCCGGACGTTTAACTGCCAAACTTGGTGCAATTATTGGAAACTCTTTTGGTGCTTTTAGTGGAATCATAAAATCTTCGGTAGGTAAAAACTCTGGTGGAGAGATGCTTCTTGATTGGTTTAAAGAAGTAACTGGCAAATGGAAAGTTCTTAGAAATAGCCCGGAGGGTATTGAAAAGATGCGTAAGAGCCTATTTATGGGGGCTCAAAACGCTAAATCATTCCTACAACTTATAGGAACAATGGTAAGAACAATATTTGGTGCTTTACAAACTCCAAATCTTGGTGAATTTTTTGCTGTTTTACAAAAAGGCATGCCGGCTCTTAAAGATATGTTTGAAGAAGTTGGATCTGCGCTTCCTGTATTTGGTGAGCTTGTAGTAAATATTCTTAGGTTCCTGGGTGCTTTTGCTCAATCGGGTGCTGTTGTTGAATTCTTTAAGATCTTAAATGGTGCAGCAAAAATGCTTGCAAACTTTATGGAAAAACCTATGGTAAAGGCATTCTTTAAAGCAACTGCAAAGATTCACGCATTTGCACTAGCTTTTGGTCTTCTTGCTATTTATGGTGGTAAAGGCTTAGACGTACTTGTTGGCGGTATGGGTAAGCTTACAGAAAACTTAAATAAGGTTGCTCAGCACCCAATTTTGGCTTTCATGACTGCGCTTGCTGGTTTATTTATATATTTATACAACACTAACGAAGACTTTAAAAACTCTATGGATGCAACCTGGAAAACTATCCAGGACACAGTTAAGCCAATACTTGATGTAATAAATGTAGCAATGCAGCAATTTGCAAAAATACTATCTAGTGAAATTACTGCTGGTGTAGATAAACTTGTTGGCCCTATTGGAAATCTTGCAACTGCTTTGATGGGATTAATTCCGCCTATCATGGAAGCGATAGTTCCTGCAATGGAATTCCTTGTTGACACCTTAGTATTGGTAATACGTTATGGAGCAGATCTAACTGCGCAACTTTTAGACTCCTTAGTCCCAGTTATAAAACTTGTAGCGGAACTATTTGGAATGCTTGTCGGATCACTAGGACCTGTAGTTGATCTATTCTTAAAAGACTTTATACCGGTTATAGCTAGCGTAATTTCTCAGATTATTAATCTTGTTGCAGTTTTGATAAAAGATTTTACTCCTGTATTTAAAGCAATAATTGATGCAGTTGGACCTCTTATTGCAATATTTTCTGACATGGCTGGAACCTTACTGCGGGAACTAGCCGATTCTTTTGCTTTATTAATTGCTGCATTTACTGGTAGGGATAGCGGACTAAACGGCGTTGTTTCTGGATTAGTAGATATATTTACACTTTTAGGAAAAGTACTTGCAGACACAATCGTTCCTATATTTGATTCTTTAGTTCAGCACGTTTTTCCACTATTTAATGACATGGTTGCTCAGCTGGCTCCAGTGCTTATACAGATGGTAACTGACTTCATGCCAATACTTGCCGAGATCCTTAAAGCTGTTGGTACTGTTATTACTCAAATTGGTAATGCTGTAATACCTGCACTATCTGGAATAATAAGTGCTATTATTCCTGTCGTTGTTGGATTACTAGAAACAGTGATGCCTATAGTAGATTCTCTTGTCACTGCTGTTTTAAATCCTTTACAAGAAATTATTCCAGCAATTACTCCGTTAATTAGTACAATTGCCCTTGCAGTTCAAGATGTACTTAAATCTATAATGCCATTTATAGATGAGTTAATGCCAAGTATTATGTCTCTGCTTGGAATGCTAGGTCCAATTATTAGTGCCGTAGTTGGCGTTATAGAACCTTTAGCCGATATGTTTATAAGACTTATTCCTCCAATTATGTCTGTTATAGATCTTCTTATGGATCTTGCTGGAGATGTTCTAAAAGTTGTTATTGATATTGTTATTACTTTGGTTGAGACTTTACTTCCAGTATTTGATATTTTTGTTAAACTTCTTGATCCTATTGAAAGTCTTGTAAAGAGTCTTCTTCCTCCACTAAAAACTATTATTTCTTCAGTGGTTGGCGTATTTGTAACGCTTCTTGAATCAATTATGCCTGTAATTGATGCTTTGCTAGGCGTCCTTATACCAACGATTAATACGCTTGTAAGGACAGTAGTTCCTCCGTTGATGACAATACTCACTCTACTAGTTGACTCTTTTGCATCGGTATTTGAAGAATTAATGCCAGCTATCTCATCTGTTCTTACTAGCCTAATGCCAGTAATTGCTGACGTTATTAAGGCTCTGTCTCCACTAATTCAAACTCTTGTAAACCAGCTTGGGCCGATTATTGAAAATGTAATTATTCCTATAATCGGTGCATTGCTCGAAACTTTTGATGCGGTGATTGGAGTAGTTGCCGATCTTATAAAAGAACTTGCCCCATTTATTGGTCAATTAGTACAAAGTCTTGTACCGGTTATAGTTAAACTAGTAGAAATTCTGGTGCCTTTAATTGATCAGTTGATGGACATGCTTCTTCCTGTAATTAAAGATATTTTAGATGCAATTCTTCCTTTAATTGCTACTCTTATAAAAGATCTGGCTCCAATATTTGGTGAAATTCTAAAAGAAATTATGCCTTTTGTTAGCACCTTAATAGAAGCTCTTGTTCCAGTAATTACTAAACTTTTTGATGCACTATCTCCAGTAATTGAATTATTACTAAATGCTCTTAAGCCGCTTTTACCTATAATAAGTAGTCTGTTTAAAGAACTTCTTCCTCCTATGATGGAGATTGTAAAAGCAGCTGCTTCGCTATTGGTTCCGGCACTCGAGTTGCTTATGGGCATAATTGAACCGATTCTTGACATAGTAATTGCACTTGCTGATGTCTTCCTTGCAGTTCTTGGCCCTGCAATTAAAGTTTTGTCTGGCCTGCTTACGCCGCTTATTGCAATTATTGAAGGCGTGATAGCGGTCATAGTTACTCTTGCTAAATGGTTTGCTGAAGGACTAATGTTTGGAATAACAGCAATTATTAAAGGCGTAAGACTTATTGGTACTGTTTTTGCCGCGATCTTTAAAGGCATATCAATTGTTTTTAAAGGCATAATTAATTTGTTGCTTACCGGTGTGGAAGCTGTAATTAACTTTATGATTAATGGAATTAACCTGCTTCTTAATGGAATTAACATAATTCTTGAAGGAATTAAACTTGCTTCATTTGGTGCTATAGACATGAAGCTTGAGCCGCTAAAGCCAGTTAAATTAACAAGGCTTGCTCAAGGTGGTACGGTTATGCCTAGCCCCGGTGGATCTATTGTTAACATTGCAGAAGCTGGCAAACCAGAGCGAGTTGTGCCGCTTGACTCGAATGGCTTGTCTGCTGGTGATAAAGCGGTATTGGCAGCAATTAAAGAGTCTAAATCTGCAGAATCTTCTCCTATTGAAATTAACGTTTATGCCTCTGAGGGCATGAGTGTTAAAGAACTAGCAGCTGAAGTGTCCCGTCAGCTTGCTTTCTCTATGCGTAAGGGTACTATTTAAAAATGATACAAACTAACTTATTTCCAGATCCTACGTTTAATAATGCAACGCAAACTGGATGGACTGCTACTAACTGCTCTTTAGATACTAAGGGTAAAAACTCTACAATAACTTCTGTTGCAGTTAGCTCTGCCACTATAAGTCTTCAGGTAGAGTCCGCGACTGCTGCTGGAACTACTAGTGCTGTATACACTGTTCAAAACCATGGGATTGCAAACGGAACCGCTGTAACAATTACTGGATTCACTACATACGCAAACTTTAACGTAACATCCGCAGCGATCTCTGTAATTGACGTAAACACTTTTAGAGCTACTATGGCTGGTTCTGTTACTGGGACTGAATACCCAGCTAACGGAGTGGCAACTCCTGCGTCGTCTTCAGTTGTAAATTATATTACAGCTACACCACATAATCTTACAAATGGTCAATATGTATCTACTAGCGGATTCTCTACTTCTCAATTTAATACAAGAGTAAAAATTGTAACTGTTTTGTCAGCTACAAGATTTAGATTAAATCCGGGTCTTGGTTCTTTCTCTCCAGCATCTACCACAGAAACCACAAATGCTTTGGCTGAAATAGAAAAATCATACTATGGAAATTTTTATGGTGTTGTATCTAAAAGTTCTACTTCTGGAATAGAAATTGGTAAAGATATATCTATTGGTGCTGGTCTTACCTACACTTTTTCTTACTACGTAAAAATACCTATCGGCCAAGAAGCCACAAGCTTTCAAGCAGTAATTCGGTTTAGAGACTCTGGTGGAACAACTTTATCTACTAGTACATCTGCTACATCTGCACTTACAGTTGCAAGTGGTTGGACAAGGGTTTCAATAACAGGGACGGCTCCGGCAACGGCAGTCACCGGACGAGTTAGAGTAGTTGTAACATCCACTTCAGTCTCCGGACAAGTATTTCTTCTTGATGCTTTACAGTTTGAGAATAATTCTTTTGCAAGTCCGTTTGTAGAGTCAGTGTCTCAGATACAAGAGAATACAAAAACAAATACAGTTCTTCGACCAGTCCCTGCGCCGCATCTAACTGGCATAGAACTTAATGCAGATATTATGATCAATAATTTACTGCTCAACACTATTGATAACAATAACGTTTTATGGGTTTGTACCGATATCGAGGGTTGGTGGGATTTGCCAGACCCGGAAATTCAAGATCTTACTCGTGGCCTCGATGACGGTTCTTATGACGTTAGAGGACGTTATACAGCTAGAGTTATGACTTTGACTGGTTCTATTCTTGTTCCAGACAGATCTTACACGGCTGCAGCTAGAGACAGGCTTATTTCTGCAATAAATCTTGTTGCTACTGGTGGTTGGTTGATTGTAGATGAAAATCCTGTTAAGGCAGCATATGTTCGTCTTAGTGGGCGTCCTAGTATAAAAGTTGTAAATGCCAGAGGAAGAATTGATTTTTCAGTTGGACTTAGAGCTGCAAATCCGATTAAATTTAAATGGAATTGGAATGATTCCAATGGCTATCAAAGCACTACCGTTGCTGCAGCTGGATCTACTTCTATAAGCAACGAGGGCAATTTTGATGTTCCTATGGTACTAACTCTTACTGGTGGATCAGCTGGCCTTACCGCTCCAATTACTATAACAAACACAACGGCTGGAAAAACTTTAACCGTGACAAAAAATATTAGAGGATCTAGTTATAACGTTTCTATTAGTACTTCCCAGGTATCTTCTAACGTAGTTACTCTTGGATTTGGTGCAACAGTGCACTCTTTCTTAGTGGGAGACGTAGTTAATGTTGCTAGCATAAGTACTGCTGGTAGAACTGGATTAAACACTACTGGTGCAGTTATTACAGCTGTAACAGATACGACAATAAGTTTTGCAAAAACTACAGGGGATCTTGCTTCGGCATCAACTAATGGAACGGTGACTCTAGCTAGTGCAGACACTTTAGAAATTGATACATACAATAAATCTGCTCTTTTTAATGGTTCTGCAACAATTGCTCGTTCTTACATAGATACCCTAACAGACTGGGTATATTTAAAACCGGGAAGCAATACTGTTCAATTTAGCCCTACGTCTGGATCCACAACTCTTGCTGTTAAATACAGATCTGGTTGGATCGGGTAGAATATATACATAAGTGACGATCAGACGCAAGGTTAAATTATTAAATGGTAGACGCACCTAGTTATAAATACTTTACTGTAGACCTAGTCTCAAATGAAGTTTTAGCTGAAATCCCTTTTAGTGGGGTTAGCTTTGAGCGCGCTTTAAAAGGAGCCGGTAAATTTTCCGGCACTATTGCTATTACAGAAGAAACAGATAATTTAGATCTGTATGAATCAACCATGCCTGGAAGAACTGCTTTGTACGTTCTTCGTAATGGCGTATGTATTTGGGGCGGTCTTATCTGGGCAAGAGATTATAAAGTTACTAAAAGAGAGTTATCTGTTGATGCTTCTGAACTAACAAGTTACTTGGAGCACAGACTTATTTGGAAAACTTTTAATTACAGTCTTGAGGCAAAAGCAGAAAAAACTGTTGCTGGTGGAAATACAAAAATAACTTTTACCAATAGAACCTACACAATGCCTACTTTGGATGGTAGCGGTGCAAAAGTGAAAGCTTACATAAGTTTTGGTGAGCAAGGATACGCTCAGTACGGTGGATTTTATGAGGTCTTATCTGGCGGTGGCTTAGACCCAACAAGTACATATTTTTATGTAAAAATTCCTAAGTTGCCTACAAGAGCAGGAAGTTTTTATTCCAAAGTTACAGTAACTGCAAAAGTTGATACGTACCAGTATGTTAGAGACATTATTGATGAATTATTTACAGATTTTATTGACACAGAGTTTGCAAATGAATTAATTGCTCCGGGTGTTAGAGATGCAAACACTATTACTTACAGAAAAGTTGAAAACTCGATCGCAACAATAACTACTCTAAATGATCATGGGCTTATAGCTGGTCAAAGAGTAGAGATTGTTAACTTAAGTGCTCCTGCTACTGACTTAAATGGTACTTTTGAGATATTAGATGTACCATCTTCTAATACGTTTACCTTTGATTTGACTGGAATTATAAGTACTTTAGCTGTAAACAGTACTGCATTAACAAGTACTTATTATCCTGTAAAAAGTAGAAGAGTTACGGAAACTAACAAACGAGCGGTAACTAAAGTTAGAAGAGCGTCTAATCTTGCAACAATAACTACAAAATATCCACACGGGTTTTCTGTTGGTAATTTAGTTTTAATGAAAATTGAAGATAAATATAAAGAGTTTAATGCCGGTGGAACGGCCGTCACTATTACTGCTGTTCCCACTGATAAGACTTTTAGTTACTCAAACACTGGATCCGCTCTTGGTGGTGCATCAGGAGTTACTGTAAAAAATTCATATGCTGAGTTTTCTGTATCTAGAAAAGTTTTAGAGATTAGTGTTTATGACGGATACAACTTAAACTTTTTGGAAGAAGACTATGTTTACGTAGAAGGTGTAGATGACCCTTCTTGGGGAGCTCCAATGTATGACGGTTACAAATATGTAACTGCTATGGACCCAAACTCTCCTAAAACCTGGTTCCAGTTTGACCCTGAATTTGATATGACTGTAGAGCCGTCAAGCATAGCTCAATTAAAAACTAGAAAATATGATAAAGCCAGCAACCTTATTACAATAATTACCACTGCACCTCACGGGTTTATGGTCGGTGACACCATAGTTTTAAATATGGCAAAAGCAGATACTTTTTATGATGGAACTAGGGTTCTTAAAACTGTAACAAATGCTACTACTTTTTCATATCAGCCAACTAGCGCGGGTGCTAAAGATGTAAAAGAGCAGGCTGCAGCTGGAACTGCAAAACGTGTTAAAACTCAGCTGGCCCCGATCGCAAATACTTCCTACATTATCGATAGAAAACAGCGAGTTGGGTCTACTGCAACAATAAGGACAACAGCTGCCCACGGGTTTGTGGTTGGGGACACAGTGATTGTCAACTCGGATGATTCATCGTTTAATAATTCAGATTCTCCAGTATTAGTGTTAAGTGTTCCTAGCATTACTACATTTACTTACACAAGTGTTGGAACGGCTGTGCCTTCTCTTACTGTAGCTACTGGTACAGCTTTTGCTGTATATACAAATTTTGGGGTTGTCAGATACCCGACTCACTACTCATCTGCCGGTGTGAATAGGACTATATATTTTGATGGTGATGAGCACGGATTTGTAGCTAATCAGTTTATTACTGTATTCATTAAAGGTTTAGCTAACTACAATAATGCTGGAATTCCTGTTCAAATTACATCAGTTACGGCAGACACTATAACTTACACTTTTACAGGTGCTACATCTATAACTGTTGGAAAAACTGCTGCTCCTTCTGGAAGCACTGTTCTTAAAGCTGCATCTGTATCTAAAATACCTACTGCATTTTCAAGGACATATGGTGAATTCCCAAACAACGCTGGTATTGGTGGAATAACTTATAACAACAACAACTACAGTCAAAAACAGATTATTAATGCTCCTTTGATTGGTAGTGCCTTAACAAATGTTGGAGATCTTCTAAAAAAGTACTCAAACAGCGTGGATGGTTTTGATTACAGAATTGATTGCTCTGTTGAAAATGTTGCCGGTATAAATGTATTTAAACGTCAATTTATTTTAATTCCAAGGACGCCAACTACTCTAACTACCTATCTTTTGGCTAACCCTTTGGCTCCTGGAGCTTACGCTCCTGTGAGCGCTTTTGGTGCCGACAAACTAGTATTTGAATATCCTGGAAACATCAACGATGTTACTCTACAAGAAAACGCAGAAAATGGTGTGACTCGTATGTTTGTAGTTGGAGATGGTAAGGGATCTGGAGGTGGAGACGCTGGAGCTAGATATGCAGCGGCTTCAGCCAACGAACTGCTAGCGGACGGGTGGCCTTTATTAGAAAGCAGTGAAAAAGTTACTTGGCCTTTAGTTGGGTATAACCAAATTAATCTTGATAACTGGGGTAATTTTGATGTTGAAGGAGATTTGCAGAGATCGGCTGAGAGATTTTTGGCAGAGTCGAGGCCTCCTATGGGAGAATATTCTATTGAAGTAAACGGTACTGTTGATCCGGCTGTAGGAACATATAACCCAGGTGATTGGTGTCAAATTATTATTCGCGATGAATTTATTCAAAAACGTTTAAATAGTAGCTTAGAGCCTAGAAGTAACACTATTTTAAGAAAGATAGAATCTATTAAGGTTGCAGTTACAGAAGGAACTGAATCTAACGAAAAAGTAACTCTTAACCTAGTGCCAGAATGGGATATCGATAAACGTGGGTAGTAATAGACTTTCTAGAAATCGTAGTATTGGTTCTTATCTAAATTACTTAGATGAAAAATCTCGTTACTCGGAGTACAGAACCGAGTACTCGAACTCAATTGCTGCTAATGCCGTCAGTGAATCTGCTCTAGCTGAAGAACTAGAGATTATTCAAAAAGCCATACAAAGTGGTAATTACATTGCTGGAGAAGCTGGTTGGAGAATCAGTGGTAACGGTGATGCTGAGTTTGGAAGCGTAGTTGTTCGTGGTGATATAACTGCCTATGCCGGTGCAATTGGTTATTGGAATATCTCTAGCCCAGCAGTTACTCGTGTGATCGGATCTACCACGCTTCTTGGAACATTTCTTGAAAGCTCTGGATTTGGTGATAACGATGAAGACGTTACTTCAGGTAGTTATGTTGCACTATTTAAATCTTATTCTCCAGACCCGTACGACGTTACTAGAAAAAGTCGTACAAGTAACGTTGCTACTCTAACAATTGAAGGTCATGACATTCTTGTTGGGGACTACATAATTGTTGGTCTTGAAGATGACACTACATTTAACTCAAACGGTGAAAAAGTACAGGTAACTGATGTAGATTATAGAACTATTAGCTACAGCAACACCGGCACTGATGTAGCTGATTCGGAGTCTCAGGGCTATGTAACTTTTTACAATAAAGATGTCGCTGGTCTTTATTTGCGTGATTACTCAAAATCTGAATTTGACTATGGGTACTTCTCAAATACTGGTGTTGCTTACGTTTCAGCTGAAGATGTAAACTTACTAGAAAATCCAAGTTTTGAGTACATAAACTCCGGAGGATCTAGAATAGCCAGCACGTCTTCTTGGACAGCTGGTGCTGGAATAACTTTTGCTACTGAGCAATTTAATGATGGTGGAGTTGGTCCTCAATACCAATACGATAGCAACTACGGTGGTAGGGCTATTTGGTCTAGCGCGTTATCTACATATCTTTCTGGAAAATTAGACTACACAGTTGGCGATCAGTACAATCTTTATGATTTTGGTAGAGTTTTATACTTAGGTCTTACAGTATTTCCTAGGTACACATCAACCAGATCGGTCCCTACGTCTGTTTCAAGATACGCCGGCCCTGGTGGAGCTTTATATTGGCAAATTGACACTTCTGGTGCCCACGGGTTGTCTGGTGGAGACACCGTTCTTTTAGATTTTGACGGTGTCCAGTTTGACTCTCTTCTTGGAGAGTATTTAGGACGCATAACTAGAAAAAATGTTACTGGTGGTTATACAAGAACACAGACGGTCTTGTCTTCTCCTGCTCCAAGTTCTACTACTTTTTACATAGATTCTGGGTACACCACTACGGATACTCTTGAAGACAATGTAACTCTTGTTGCAGTCGATGAAATACGTAATCCAAATACAACTGTGGATCTTGGAGATGATGGTTACGGAACTCGGTCTGCCTATATTTATACAGTTACAAACGCTGCATTTAATCTTTCTGATATTAGACTACGTTTTGGCAACGGGTCTACTGTAAATCTTTATGATGTTTTATCTGTAGAAACTAAAGCTCTTTGGGACGCCGGAACCGGTAAATATTTAATTTCTGACCCTATACTTTACTCACTTGGGTACCATGATGCGGCTATTGGCATTCCGTATATGGAAAAATCTAATTCAATAATTATTGATGCAAATAAACTTGCAATTAAATATAAGACTCTTGACAGCACTAACTATGCAAGCAAAGCAGATATCTACATAGATATCCCTGGTTGGATGTATACCCACAATGGAGCGGGTTATGTTAGCGGATCTCCAACAAAGATTACTAGTTTTTCATATTTAATAGATAACTTATACGTATCCACAACTAATAAAAGCTTTTTTGGAGGCAGCCTTCCAAATATTAGATGGTACTCTACAACCGATCTAGTTCCAAGTTACGACCCCGCTCAGGCCTCTATTGAAGGCACCAAACAGTGGATAAACGTAGACCTTGACACTCAAACTGCATCTTTAGACTACTTTAATTACGTTGGATTTAAGCAGTCTAATTTCAGCAGATCTATGCTTGTTTCTCCTAATGTAACTACATCTGATTCTTTAGCATCAAAGGTAGTTCTCCCTACTGACTATGAAACCTTGACAGTTACTAGCGGTACATATAGATACATAAATAATGGTGGAGATTATGTAGATCTCGTATCGTCTTTAAAAACTATTACTGGTGATAGGGATTCTGGTTTTGAGCTAATTGCTAATAAAAAATATCACTCCGGTTTAACTGATTATGTTTTTGCTGAAGAATATGCCCTTATTGCTGGATACTGGGACGAGTCTTCTAGTCAATCTGTTGTTCAAATAAAATCTAAAAAGTTTGTAGTTTCTGGTGGTGGATATACAGACGTAAATACCGATAGATTGACAGTAACTTCTGCTGGCGTTGTAGTTGCTGGAACTTTGACTGTTAACGGAAACACGATTATTAATGGAACTACAACTACTGTAAATTCCACAACCATTACTGTTGATGATAAAAATATTGAACTTGCAAGTACAGCATCCCCATCAGATGCTTTGGCCGATGGCGCAGGTATTACTGTAAAGGGAACCGCTCCGGATAAAACTTGGAATTGGTACAATGCTACTGATGCTTGGACTTCAAACCAGGACATAGACATTGTCTCTCCTGGAACTTCGTACGACATTGCTGGAACTTCTGTTTTAACTGCAACTACCCTAGGATCTAGCGTAGTTAACTCGTCTCTTACTAAGGTTGGAGCTTTATCTGGTGGTACTGCCGGATTTGTGAAGGTAGATGCTAGCGGAAACCTGACATCTACAACGTCTTCTGCATCTTTGACAGCTTTGACTGGCTTTACTACCACGGTCACATCTGGAACTCCAGTAGTTCTAACAAACAGTAGCACTTACTATCAGCAATTCACTGGAAGTACTGCTCAAACGATCACTCTTCCTGTAACTAGCACCCTAGCTCTTGGTTGGACATTCCACATTGTTAACAACAGCACTGCTAACTTAACAGTTAACTCTTCTGGTGGAAACTTAGTATTTACAATTATTCCTGGAACTACTGCAATGGTTACTTGTATTGCAACCGCAGGAACCGGTGCAGCCAACTGGGAAGCTGGTCTTACAGACTTTAGTACTTACACTGGAACTGGAGACGTTGTTCTTGCTACTAGCCCAACTATATCCACAAGTCTCACTCTAAATGCGACTGGCGGATCTACTCCATATTTAAATCTTCCTGGGACTACTACTTTAGGGTATCAAGGCAATAAAGAAATAAATATTAGAAATCTAAATCAACTTAGATTTGAAAGTGGTAATAACTGGAACTACAACTCTTGGGCTGGAATTGGCTTTGATTCCACTACTAGAAATTTATATCTTGGAGGCCCGGCTGGTTCTGCTAGTTATTTTTCTTTCAACAGTGATCCGGAAAGAGTTATTTTTAACTTAGTTGGGTTATCAACCTTCAACTCTGATGCAAAAAATACCGTATTAGAATCTAGAGGAACAAATACAAGACTTATTGTAAAAGCAAAAACTAGAACTGCAACTGTATCGAACGTTTCTGGAAATGGAACTACAGTAACCTACACTACGTCTACGGCTCATTATATGGATGCCGGTGACGTTGTAACAATTACTGGAGTAAACCCGGGAGCATACAACCTAACGTCCGTTACGATCGCTACAGTTCCATCACAAACAACATTTACAGTAACTAATGCTGCTACTGGAGCTTTTGTTTCTGGTGGTACCGCTACGGTAACTCAGGCAAATAATCTCCAAGAATGGCAAAATGCTTCCGGAACTGTTATTGCAAATATCTCTCCTCAGGGGGGAGTAAGAGCTACTGGAACGTTGCAAGGGGCTACTATTTCTGCTGTCAGCGATGGATCAACCGTTGCTACCCTTGCTAGCTTAAAAAATATTCAACTGGGCGGTGGATCTGCCAGCTTAGGTGGTGGATCAGGTGTAATTGGTATTTCTAATGCTACAACCGTACCTGCATCTCTTCCAACTGGTGGAGGTATTCTTTATGTTGATACTGGTGCTCTAAAATATCTTGGAACATCAGGATCAGCACAAAATATAGTTTCAGCTGACGGAACAATAAACTTTACTGGAGATGTCTCTGCTACCGGTGGTTTGTATCCAGGAAAAACAGCTTATGGATTTAGCGTTTCTTCTGGTGCTCCAGCTTCAACAACATACTGGAAAATTGCTACTCTTCCTATATCTACTGCTGGAACATTTGATCACATTATTGTTGACGCTGTGCTTGATGATAACTGGGGTTCTGTTGCTAAAGCAAGAGCAAGAGTACTACTAAGCAATAGAAATGCTTTTACATACCGATACTATTTAGAGGGAACAGTAAGAGTGTCTGCTCGTATTGTGACTTACACCGAAACTAATGGATCGGTGTCGGTGTATTTACAAGCTTCATCAGGGCAGTACACTACATTTTCTTACAATATAACCCACGGTATTGATAGCAGCACGATAATCTATAAAAACCCTGCTTCAACTACTACTGCTCCCACTGGGACTCTATCATTTGATAGCGGAGTCATTGCCACATACGTTCCGGAGATGTACATTCCATACACTGGTCAGCCGATCATTCGTGGACTTGTTAGCAGCACCGGTGTTGTTAGCGGAACTTCTTTTGTAAAATCTGGTGGAACGTCTAGCCAGTTTTTAAAGGCTGATGGATCTAGCGACTCAAACCTTTATTTAGCAACAAATACATCATCAAACCTGTATGGTAGCAGCTACTTTGCTGGACATAATCCAGAAGGTAGATTTATGTATAACGCTTATTTGGCAAATGATATGGCTAATGCCAGGCTTCGTGGATCAACTGTAAGTGCAACACAAAATGGTGTTTCTTACAGTATTTCAAATGCTAACTGGGATGCCATGTTTGATGGCACAGCAAGTTTCTTTAACATCAGCCCAACAAGTGGATTTACATTTCCACTAGTTATTACTGTCCCACTACCTAGAACTTTAACCTATGGAACATGGGTGGGTCTTAGTTTTGGTAGTTCTACTTTTAGAGCTAACAGCGTGACTATTGAAGTCTTTTCTTTAGATAGTAGTTCTTGGGTAACTGTATTTACTACTACAACTAATACAAGTGAAGATATATTTGCTGCTGTTTCTGGTTTAACAAATGGAAACGCTACTGGTATAAATCAGATTCGCTATACGATTTCTAGCCCTAATAGCACTCAACTTAGAATTCAACATTTGTGGGCATATAACTTTAATTCTGATATGTGGTCAACGAGCATGATGCCTAGAGCTGGTGGTTCTTTCTACGGTCCTGTAACTAACACAACCAGTAATTCTGGCCAAACGCCTTTAATTGTAAAAGCTCCCCTAACTCCAACTGTTGACGTATTCCAAATTCAAAATAGCGGTGGGTCTCCACAGGTGAGGGTAGACACCAGTTTCTATGCTTGGAGCGTTGGCTGGGTTCTTAATGGATCTCTTGGCTCATTTGAAGCAGCTTTTGGTGGAGCACTTCTTGCAATGAAGAAAACTACGTCCACAGTAACTAACCCGGCTGCTGATTTTGCTCGATTCTACGTAGAAGACGGGACAACTGCTGGAACTTTGAAACTAGCTGCTAGAACTGGAACAGCTGGTGTAGAAGAAGGTCTTATAGACAATATGTCTAGCACTGGCTCTACTGCAGGTGCTCAGTTTATTGGTGCAGGTGGTGTAAATACCATTGGAAGAATTATTACAAGTACTACGACAAGCGGTTTTGGTGTTTCTAGTACACCTACCGCTTGGGGCGGATTTACCCCAACCGTAGAAATTAGAGGTTCTAGCTCATCTATAGTTGGCATAAACTTCTTTATGAATGGCGGTCCTTTTATTAGGGCATACGATGGTTCTGGAAATGCTAGAGGCGCGTGGGCTGCAGATGGATCTGTAGTAGTTGGCCAAAGTAATACAAAGCTTGGAACATTATCTGTTTATACGGATGCTTCTGGAACAGTTGGATTAGTTGTTCGAGGGGCTACTAGCCAAAGCGCAGATCTTCAAAGATGGCAAAACAATGCGGCAACTCCTGAAACTTTATCTAAGGTTGATTACCTTGGAAGAATGTATATTCCAGGTGGGACAACTATTTATGACTACGCGGTGGAGTCCGCAGGTGCAACTGACACTGCTTGGAAAAAACTAATAGAGGTAACAGCTCCTACTGGATTATACACAGGCGCATCTTATCAAGTTGATGTTGTAGATAACTTTGATAATTATGGAATTGCTGGAAGTTCAAATACCCCTCAGACTTTTAAATTCTATGTAAAAATTACAAGAAGCATGGGTACTCAAGATGACGTACTTGCTGCGGTTGTTTTAGGTCCAAGCGTAAACTACGTTCGTGTTGTAAAAACAAGTTCTTCTTTGTATGAAATTCAAGTACGTCAGCCAGACGTGTATAGAGTAGTTTCATTTAAAGTAAGAAAAATTGTTCAAAATAACACAACTGAAAGCTACACTCCTTCTGGAAAAACTTATCTTGGTTTGGATGCTGGATCTACTACAGGAACTATCTATGTTCCAGTAAATGATTCTGCAACATTTTCTAACTTTGTTGTTGAAAACTTTAGTCAACTTTCTTCTAATAGATTGTTTGTCCAGCCAATAACTGGTTCAACAAATGCTACGGTTCCAGTAACTATTCGTGGTGCTAGTGGACAGACAGGAAACTTGCAAGATTGGCAATCATGGAACGGAAGTACAGCAACTACATTAGCAAGCATTGACTCTTCTGGTCGTTTTAATTCTACAACTGCTGGAAACTTTGGTGGAATATCTGTAGGTTTGGCATTCCTTGGTGTCCAGACTTCTGCTAATACTTGGGGTCTTGCGGTTCGTGGCGGTGCTTTGCAGGTAAACCATCTAAGCGTTTTACTGAACTCTAGCGGAACTACTTTAGGTGGTGTAAACGCTAATGGTCAGTTATTCTCAGGTTCAGCACAACCACTAACCACATCTACTGGCGGTGCAACTACTGCAACCTCTGGTACAGGCTCTGTCGCGACAATTACAACTACATCAAACCACAATTTGGCTTCTGGTGATAGGGTTACCGTTGCAGGTGTAACACCAACAGGATATAACGGAACATATATTGTTACTGGAACTCCTACAACAACAAGTTTTACCTATAACAACGCAACTACTGGTGCTCAAACTGTTGCTGGTACCGTTGCAATTGATGCACAAGCATCTATTGTTGCTAGATCGGCTGCTACCACTCCTTTCATACTTCGAGCAGCTGTTAATCAGGGTGTTAACATGCTTAGAATTGAAGGATCTGGTGGCTCCGCTGTTATAACTATGGATGCTGCTGGAGGAGCTTTCTTTGCAGGAACAATTACTCACAACGGTTTCTACCAAAACTTCAACAACATGTTGACTTCTGGCAATATGACTATTGGTCTTAATTCTTCAGCTTCTGGAGTTCAGTTAGGTGTCTATTCCACATCTACAACAAATGTTGGGGCTATTATTCGTGGTGCTAATGGTCAGACTGCTGACTTACAGCAGTGGCAAACTTGGAATGGTACAACAGCGACTACTGTTGCGTTAGTTACAAGCGCAGGCGCACTAACACTAAAACCAGTAGCAAACGCAGCCAACCAATCAAGGGGCATACTCTTATCAAACACATCTGATCTATGGCAGTCAGGACTGTATCTAAAATCAGATGGAAGCGGTAATCCAAGACTAACTTTACTCGCTCCGACTGGAGCACTGGGTGAAGCAATTAGCATTGACGCTGCAGCTAAGGTTGGTATTGGAAATACTGCTCCTATCGCCCAGTTGGACGTTTATAGTCAATTATCCACTCGTATTGGTGTTGTTATTCGTGGGGCAGCTAGTCAATCAGCTGATTTATTAGTTGGACAAGATAATAGCGGTAACACAACACTTTTTTCTGTTGCGTCATCGGGAGCTTTATTTACTAATTCAACTTTATTTACTACCGCTCAAACATATGTTTATGGTGCAGCTGATTATGGCGCGGCTTTAAACGTTCAAACTAGGGCTACTGGCTCTCAAGGCATAATTGTTCGCGGTAGAAGCGGTCAGACAGTCAATCTCCAAGAGTGGCAGACAAGCGCTCCTAGCACGGTTGCCTCGGTATCTCAGACTGGTAAGGGAACATTTGATGTTCTTAATGCACCTAACGGAGCATTTTTTGGAAATCTCACAGCGCAGCCTGGTAACGGTGCTTATCTTGCTGTTCAAGCTTACTCTTCTGCTCAAAGACCTTTTATGGTGCGTGGATTTGGAGCTATTACAGCAAATCTTGTTGATTACCAGGATGGATCTGCCGCTATTGTTGGTGGACGTAGCGGTGTAGGACAAATCTTTACTGGATCTATTGCACCGTTGACTACATCAACAGGTGGGGCAACAACGGCCACTTCTGGAGACGGAACTACAGCAACCATAACTACCACAAACAACCACAACTTGGCTGTTGGTGACATTGTAACAGTTGCTGGAATTACTCCAACTGGATATAACGGTACTTTTTCTGTTGCTTCTACCCCAACAACTACAAGCTTTACTTATGCAAACACCACTACTGGATCTCAAACTGTTGCTGGAACAGTTAGAGTTTATGCCCAAGCCTCGTCTGTTTCTCGATCTGCCGCAACGGTAGGCTTAATTGTTCGCGCTGCAGCAAGCCAGGTTACCGATATTCAACAATGGCAAATATCAGATGGTACCGTTAGAGCTTATATAACTGCAGACGGATCTTTCTTAACATCTTCAACTCTAACTACTATGGGAAACCTTAGAGTTGCTGGAACTGCAGGAACCGGTGGAGGATCCGGTGTTATTGGTATAGCTAATGCTGGAACTGTTCCGTCTTCCAACCCTAGCGGTGGCGGTGTTCTATTTGTTGAATCTGGTGCTCTAAAATATCGTGGAACTTCTAGTTCAGCACGAACCATCGTAAATGCGGATGGAACAGACCCAAACCCACTAGATGGTACAACCTCAACCGCCGCAGCTGGTGCAGGTTTTATGGGTCTTCCACAAAATTCAACAACAACTGGCTCTTACACTATTGTAGCCGCAGATGCAGGTAAGCATATTTACGCTTCTGCTACTCGCACAGTGACAATCAACTCAAACACAAACCTTGCACTGCCTATCGGCACAACACTTACGTTTATTGCTGGCTCGGGTGCAACTATGACTATTGCTATTACTTCTGATACCATGTATTTAGCAGGTACTGGAACTACAGGATCTCGTACTCTTGCTCCATTTGGTATGGCTACTGCAGTAAAGATCACATCCACTTCATGGATTATTAGCGGAAACGGATTAACATAATGGCTGGTTGCGTGCAAGGACTTATAGGATCATATAAATCGGCTGGTGCCCCGACTTCCGGTAAATACTGTACAAGTGCTCAAGTGTCTCTTGCTTGTTGCACTTCTACTGGGATCTGCGCAGCTGCAGATTTTGGTTTGGGAGCAACTTGTTCTCCAGTAGACGCCCAAGGCCCATTTACTTGGACTTACGACTGCTAGGATATAAATATGCTTACAGATGATTCAATTCAATTTACAAGTGCTGGTGGAGTTAGAGGCGTTCCATTAGTTTGGGTAATAGATACTCGATGCTTGTACGACCTACCGCTATCCGTAGAGCACGCTGCTATTTTTACAGGATACGACCAAATAGTTGACATCTCGGAAGACTACCCGGGCCATGATGGAATCACCGTTAAATTTTTAAAAGACGGTGAAGTTTTAGAAGAGTTTCAAACTTCAGAGTATTTTGGAAGTATTCTTCTTAGCGAGCCTCTAGTTTTAAATCTTTTAGAATATCCTTATGGACTATACGTTGTGTCTCCAAATGCTTTATTTGTTAATAACGAGTTTGTAATTATAGATACCGACATGTCTAAATTGGAGCCTTTTCACCGTGAACACTGAGCCTAAAAAGTCCCGATGGGAGCAATACAAAGAAAAAAATGGTGTGACACCGTTAGATCTCTTAAATCCTAAAGCTCGTAAGATTGATGAAAGCCATGCCCAGGGGAGAATGGATATTTGTAAGGCTTGCCCGGA